CTTGTTCAGTCTTTGCAGCTTGTTCAGTCTTTGCAGCTTGTTCAGTCTTTGCAGCTTGTTCAGTCTTTGCAGCTTGTTCAGTCTTTGCATCGTTAGTTTGTTCAACACTTGTAGCTTGTTCAACTACGTTAACATTCTCAGGAGCAACAGCAGCACCTTGTGCAGCTTGAGCTAAATCTTTTACGTCTGGCATGACTATTAAGTTTTTAATTATGCTAATCAGTAGCATTACTGGCAATTGTTCTTCAACTGCAAAGTATTTAATGTTGATAATGAGCAGCATTAACTAGTAGAGATTAATCTCTACTAAGATAACTAACAATAGCCGATAGTACACCAAATACAATGGCAGTAATTTGTTCATCACCAGTTGGTTCTACTTTCAGTACTAATATGATAGCTGGAATCATTAGTATAATAGCTAGTAATAATAATGGTTTGTTTGTTCTCATAATGATTGTTGTTAATAATTAGTAATGTAATGAGATGAATAATCTCAAAATATTTAATGTTGATAATGAGAGTTAAAACTTTACTTTCTCCTAGAACTTGACGGGGGTAGTCAATCAAGTTTAACATGACCGGGGATTATACTCACTAGCCTCACTATCACACTAATACATATAATATTCAATACCATCATCTTCACTTTCATATTCAATACCATCATTATTATTATATTTATACACTTTATTATTGCCATCTTCATCATTTTCATTATCGCCATTAATTTAACCATATTCATCTCTTTTATTTTCTTCTTTTTCATTGCTACTATTACTTTCATAATTAACATCTTTATCTTAATCTTCGCTAATATCTATAACTTCAGTTGCATACAAATCTTTATTCGCAATTACAATACCTTTATCAGTATCATTTTTAAATAAAACAAATTTATCAACTATAAGTCTATCTTTATCATCAAAAGTTTTTATTAATTTAGCTTCACTAATAATATTAATAAGTTTGTTAACATCACCTCTAAATATATAAATAGGATTAACAACATAAATATTTTGTAAATTAGTTCTTTTAATAATATTTTCATCTTCAAGATAAGAAATAGCGTTATAATAATCTCTACGATTAGGTTTAACTAAACCATAACCTTTAATTAAATCATGAGAAATATAAATAACATTACTATTAAATTTAATATTTTCAGCAATATAACCAATAAAAGAAATAATAACAGCATATCTATTTTTTCTTATTATATCCCAAACTCTCATACCAATAGTAACAAAATTACGTTTAATGCCAACTTCTTTACTAAGATGATAACCATTATCAAATTCAGCAACTATACCAGTTCTGGTACTTTTATTATAACTAAAAGGATTAGCAACAACAAGTCTTTGTTTTTCAAATTCTTCTAAACAATCAGCATTATAACAAACATCATTAACAAGTTTATTATAAACTTTACTAGGTTTAAAATCTTCTTTAAAAGTCATAACAATAATATTATTAAGTTCAACATAAAAATATATTACTCTAGGAAATTAGCGAAATGTGTTCCACCCATGGAACAAATATAGCAAATAAATAGCGAAATGTGTTCCATGGATGGAACAAGTTATATATTGTAACTTATTGATAATCAGGTAATTATAAAGTAGCAATAGTATCTATATAGATATATATTATATATAATATTAATATAATCAGTATTATTAGATTTACTGTGACCCGCTCCGAGCTTCGCTCTCCGCTATACTCCCCGTGGAGGATGAATACAATCAGTATCAATCATATCAAGTTAATCAATACTATAATTATTATCATTATCTCTATTAATATCATTAATACTAATATGATTAAGTCTAACTCATCTTCATCCTCCACGGGGAGTATGACTTGCATATTTATAATCATATAATCCTCTATGACACAAATGTTAAAAATAGTTTTTCTCTTGGTAGATTCATTTAAACTATTACATTTGCTGAAAACAATTAAGTTATGGGAAAAGATAAAAGTGAAACTAAGCCTAAATACACTAGAGAATTTCATAGTGGAGATAGGAATAAAAAAGAAATTAAGATTCAAAGTAAACTTAAACTTGGAAGTACAGGTCTTGATTGTATTATTAAAACTAGATAAATTAGTATTATGATTAAAGTTGAAAGTAAATTTAAAGATTTTGGTATTAATATACCTACTGAATTAAGTGAAATAACAAGTGAAGCACTTGAAGCTGTTCTTAGTAATGTAGTAGTTGCTAAACATTATTGTATTGTAGCTCTTTGCCAAAATGAAAGTTTATTTGGTGTTATTAATAATAAAGTATCTACTGTTGAGGTTATACCAATTATTGCTAAGATTAGTGATGAAGATTCTAAACTTATTGGTATGAACAAAATGGATAAGATTATAATTGACCGTTCTACTCTTGAACGTGGTTATCATCTTTATCTTAAACATAATGTTCTTAGTCCTCAATTTATTAATAAGTTTATTACTAATGATACTGAATTAACTCGTTCTATTACTGTTGGTACTTTTGGACAAAAACAAGGATATAATAAAGGACAGAAAGTTTGGTTCTTAGAATTTAAAGTTATTGCTATTAATGATTTAAAAGCTGCTATTAATTCTGAATCTTGTAATTCTAATCCTTTTATTTATTCTACTAAAGATTAATTAGCTGCCATATTAAATTCTAAATATCGAACTCCTTTTAGAACTACTCATTGTATAACTTAAATTATAGGTACTTGTGTTCTTGTTTATAGTAGTAAACTAAAAGGAGTTCTTAAACTTTCAACTATGGATTTTAAAACTAATTCTAATTTTAATATAGCTAATACTAGTTCACACGAAGAATTTGATGATAATTATATTCTTATCTATAAAGATATGAATAATATTCTAGATGATATTGGTTTACAAGGAGATGAAAGAATACTTTGTAAATCTATTATTGAGAATCTTGAAAAAGAAGCTAGTATTAATATACGAAAAGATAAATGTGTTGCTATTCCTCATATTGGTACTATTCAAAAGAATTGGTATCGTTCCAAACTTATTAGTCATTATAAAGATTTTAAAGAAGCTAGAAAAACTATGACTAGAGAAGAGTATAAAGAATATACTGCTAAAGTTATGGAAAAAGAAAAGCAAAAACATTATGAAGAAGAAGAAAAGATTACTAATGAACGTAAGTTTAAAAAGAAACTTCTTCCTAAATGGATTAAACTAAGTAAAAAACACGGTATTGCTTATGCTAATCTTTGGGTATATGCTATGAGTAAACTTGAAATTATTGAATTTGATGAAGAAGTAGAAGAAATATATGAACGGTTTGGAATTGGATTGGATGCTGACCATAGATGAAACTGGTATGCCAAAAGCTCCTACACTTAAACAACTTCTTGATAGAGATGTTAGTCTTCTTTATACTAGAGATAAATCTCCTAATAAAGATATGTATATTAAAGAAGTTGGTGTTATTTATTATCTTGGCGACCCTAAAGGTCCTTGTTTACAAGAAGGTCTTAGTGAAAAAGAAGCTCTTAAAAAGGCTATTGAAAACTTTGATTTACCTAAGAATTATCAACCTGATATTCTTGTTTGGAAATTAATTAAAAGATATTATAATCAAAAAGCTGGAGCTGGTATGGAAGCTGTTCTTAACATTAAACGTGGTATTCATAATGTTGCTTTAGCTGCTAACAAACTAAATGAGCTATTGAATGATAAGTTATCTGATGGTGCAAGTCTTGAAGATATTCCTACTGTTATTGGATATATGAAACAGATTAATGACTTAGCTAATCAATTTCCAAATACGATTAAAGCTCTTAATATTGCTGAGGAAAATCTTCTATATGAACAAGAGAATGCTGTTGGTAGAGGAGGTACAGAAGTTATTTCTAGTATGATTGAAGAATAAGCTAATGCTGACTCACTCCATCCTCCACGGGGAGTTTAGCGTAGGCACGTAGTGCCGAAGCGGGTCCAAACTAGTGTTGAACTTAATGGTATTAATAATATGGAACTTAGAGATAAAAGATATAATGATATTAGACTTATTTTTCATGAAGAAGAACATAAATATAATGATAGTCTAGGTAATGATTATATTTCAACTACTACTATCCTTCATGGATATCAACCGAAGTTCGATAAGAACTATTGGTTAAGAAAGAAGTCTAAAGAGTTAGGAATAAGTGAGAAGAAACTAGAGGAACAATGGTCTACTATTACTAAAGAAGCATGTGAACGTGGAACTAATACTCATAACGGTCTTGAAGATGGAGTTAAAGGCGCATCTATGTTTCAACAAGCTATTAATTATCTTGATAAAAGAGAAAATGGTGTAATGGTTACTATTGCTGATATTCCTAATTTTGGTGCTAATTATAAACTTCTTAATATTAATGATTTTATTGAAATTACAGGTAATAGATATCCTCTTATATATGATGCTTTTAAAATGTACACTGAAAAAGGTTATAAGATTTATAGTGAAATTGGTATGTTTCTTATAGATTGGTTAATTAGTGGTACTATTGATATTCTTCTTGTTAATGAGGATACTAATTGTGCTGTTGTAGGAGATTGGAAAACTAATCGTGGTGGATTAAAATTTAGTAGTGGTTATTATAAAAAAGATAAGACAGTTAAACCTGCACAACAAACTAATAATTGGGTTGAGAAAGATGAACGACTTTTAGCTCCTCTTAATCATCTTCCTAATTGTAATGGTGCTATATATAATTTACAACTTAGTATGTATGCTTTTGCTGTTGAATATATACTTGGTTTAACTATTAAAGGTATTTGGTTATGTCATATTGATAGTGATTTTGAACTTAATGAATATGGTATGCCAAAAAGATTTTCTGACGGTCTTTATCATATTAAAGAAAATCCTGTTGAAACTACTAAGTTCTTTACAATGAATTATTTACGTGATGATATTAGTAAAGTTCTTAAAGATAGAGAATTACAGATTAAAGCTACTGGTGTTCAAACTCAATTTAAACTTGCTATATGAAACTAAATAGAGATAATTTAGTTGGAGTAATTATTGGATTTATAGTTTTAGTTATATTTGCTATTTGTTTATCTAGTGGATGTGCTAAACGTATTACTCCTGTTCCTGAAATTAGATATGTACCTGTTACTGATTCTACTGCTGTTAATGAATTAGTTCTTACTAAAGAGTTACTTCGTAGAACTCAAGATTCTCTTAATTCTTATAAGTCTGATACTACTATTAGTGCTGATTATTTTATTGCTAAATATAAGCTTGAACGTATCAGATATTATAATGATATTGCTAGTAAAGGAAATAATATTAAATTTCTTAGAGGTTGGATTAATAGAGTTCTTAATGAATAATAAGCTATGTATATAATTAAACATGAAGGTAATATTAGATTAGTTGCTAACTGTCGTAAAAATAATAGAGAAATTAGTTTTATAAATTATAAAGTACAAATTAAAGTTCTATTATTTTGGGCTACTATTAAAAGTTTTAATGAAGACGATTATGCCGATGCTTGTGATTGTTTTCATTATTGTACTAATCCTTATAAATATTAAATTATGGCTAACTTTGGAGATGCTTTTAAAAAACTTTCTATTAAAGAAGGTGGATATGTAAATGATAAAGATGATGCTGGTGGAGAAACTTATAGAGGTATAAGTCGTAAATATAATCCTACTTGGCAAGGTTGGAATATGATTGACCAATATAAGAAACAGTATACTGTTTGTAGTAAAGAATTTAAGTCTAAACTTGATAATGATATTCAACTTCAAAAACTTGTTTGGTCTAAATATAAAATTGGTTATTGGGATGTATTTGAACTTGATGATTTTAATAGTCAAAGAGTTGCAGAACAATTATTCGATACAAATGTAAATTGTGGTCAAACTGCTACTATTAAGATGGCTCAAAGAGTTTTAGGTCTTAAAGAAACAGGTAGATGGACGCTTGATTTGCTTAATAAACTTATAGAAATAAAAGATTAACTTAATACTGTATAGAATTATGAAGAAGATGCTGATAGCAATATTTATAATAGCGATTATTAATTTATGTGTTACTCTGTATTTATCAATAAGTCGTTTTAGTGTAGAAGTCAATTCATATAATAAAAGTGACACCGCTATTAATCATGTTCGGATTGATTCTATACAGTTAGTTATAACTGAAAGAGAAAGTATAGTTTATAAACTTAAAGAACATGAAAAAGATATTGAAGATAAAGTTATTAGTCTTAATGACAGTGCTACTTGGGAGTTATTCAAGAAGTTGGTGTCAGAGTGAGATTGATAATGTAATGCATCCTCCACGGGGAGTCAACACTACTGATACAACTGTTCTTGTCCCTATTAATATGATTAAGATTGCTAATACTAAAATTATCAAAGCTAAACTTTATAAAGATATTATTAACGAACAAGATAGTATAATTAATCTCCATAAGATTAAATATAATACTCTTTATAAAGAAGTTGAAACTTTACAAAATAATCTTGATAATAGTAATAAAGTAAATGATAATTTAAATAAGTCTATTGAACGTATTAAACGTAAGAATAGATATTTGGTAAGCGGTGGTGCTGTTTGCGCTATCGCTTTTGTTGTTTGTTTACTAGTTAAATAAAATATTATGGCTGATGGTAAATATCCATTTTTAGAATATATTGAAGAACCTGATAAAGAGAAAAATTATAAAAAAGCTAGTGATTGCGGATGGTATGACCCTCATAATAATTTTCTAATTGGAGATAGTGGTGGCTTTCTTTTAAATATTAGACCTGGTAAGTTTATTAATACTGAATTATTTAATGAACCTGCTAGAACATATCAAGCCACAGGTAAATATACTCAATTTAAAGTTGATAGTATTCCTCATAGACAATTTAGACGTAGAGAATGTGATAGAAGACGTAATGGATTTAGTGCTCCTTGTTGGCAAAATCCAGATGGAAGTATTGAAGATATTTGGATAACAGGTGCTCATTATAATTTTCTTAATTATACTCGAATGGAGCGTACAGATGAATCATCTGTTATTATTACTAATCATGGAGCTACTGCTAAAAAGATTTATAGTTTTCCTAGTTTTATTGATGCTCAGTTTTGGACTTTTCAAATTATAGAATTTTGTAGACGTAATGGTTTACATCTTATTATTGACAAAACTAGACGTGGAGGTTTTTCTTATATTATGGCTTCTGATAGTTCTAACGAAGTTAATCTATCTAAACATAAAGTTGTTATTCATGTTGCAGCCGATAATAAATATTTAACTAAACAAGGAGGTTTAAGTGATTTTGCTGTTAATAACTTAAAGTTCTATGAAGAAAAAACTCCATTTAAAAGAGGTATATTTAGTCCAACCGCTGATAGTTTTAAACTTGGTTATCGTATGAAAAACGGAGTTGAAGCTGATGATAGTTGGTCTAGTTCTCTTTTAAGTGTTAGTGCTAATAATAATCCAGACTGTGCTATTGGTAAAGATGCTGTTACTATTAAAGTTGAAGAGTTATCTACAATGCAGAACTTTGATGACTTTATGAATGTAACTGAACCTACAATGACTGTTGGTACTCGTACTACTGGTACTCTTATGGCTTGGGGAACTGCTACTGCTGCTAATATGCAAATATTTGAACAAAACTTTTATAATCCTAGAGCATTTAATTTTATGCCATTTGAAAATGTTTGGGATAACGATGCTCGTAATGAAGTTTGTGGATTCTTTAAATCTTATGCTTGGGGACTTGAAGGTGAAATAGACGGAGTTAAAGGATTTGATGAAGATGGAAATAGTAATTTAAGAATAGGTCTTAAACTTGCTGCACGAGAAAGAATTAAAAAGAAAGAAACTGCTAAAACTTTTTCAGAATATCTTAATTATCTTGGTCAACGTGCTTTATTTCCTGTTGAATCATTTAGTAGTGCTAGTGAAAATATATTTAGTAGTGAAGCTCTAAATAAGTTTGAAGATAAACTTAGAGTAGATAATAGTTATAGATTTTATACTGACGGAGAATTATTTGAAGATGGTCTTAAGAAAATTTATTTTAAATCTAATGCTCGTATAAAAATTGAAAATCCTGATGCTAAAATTTATGATTATATTCAAGGTGTTCCTAGACGCGGTAATGAAGATCCTCATGGTTGTATAAGAGTTTGGTTTGCTCCTGAATATGAAGAAACTTATATTGGTGATAGACTTGTAAGAGCTATTCTTCCTGGAACTTATGTTGCAGTTTATGACCCTGTTGGTATTGATAAAGATAAGAAAGAAATTACTGATAGACATTCTCATAATAGTATGTTTGTTGTTGAAATGCCTAGAGAACGTAATGGATTTAAACCTAAATTATGTGCTGCATATTACGGACGTACTGAAAGACTTGAAGAAGCTGATGAAAAGTTTTATAGATTATGTAAATGGTATAATTGTATTGGTACTGGTTTAGTAGAAATAAATCGTGGTGAAACTGTTTCTAATTTTCGTAAATGGAAAGCTACTAAATATTTAGGTCATGAACCTTTATTTGTTTGGGATGCTACTATTAAAGAAAAAGTTAGTACTAGTTATGGTTATAATATTGGTAGTGGTCCTAAAAAACTTGATGGTCTTAGACTTCTTAAAGAGTTCTTATATGAAGTTATTGGTAAGAATGAATTTGGAGAAGATATATACGTTTTTGAAAGATTTCTTGATTATCAAACTATTCTTGAACTTAAAAAGTTTAATGCAGATGGTAACTTTGACCGTATATCTAGTCTTATACTTTTAGGTATATATTGGAAGTCAATAGATATTAAAGGTAAGAGAGAACTTGCTAATCGTAAAAAAGTTACTGAAGATAATGATAAAACAGATATTTTTAATAGAAATTGGTTTTGAAATTAAATAAGTAAATATATGTATAATTTTGGTAGAGTTGATTTTCCTAATCAACATGTTAGCTATACTGAAAAACAAAAAGTTGAATGGTATGCTAAATGCTGTGATTATGTTATAGAAGCTGGTATTGCTTGTAAAGCAGATTTTGATGTAGAAGAAAAATTTAATATTCTTCTTGGTAATATTCCAAGAATATATTATAAGAAAACTCTTAATCCTTATAATGAGCAAGATGAAAATCTAACTCGTTTTCCTGCTACTATGCGTAATTACGATATGATGAAAGGCATTATTCGTAGATATATTGGTGAATATATTAAGAATCCACATGATTTTATTGTTGGTGCTAATAATCCTGAAGTTGTATTTGCTAGAGATGCAGAACTTGGTAGACAAATTATGTTACTTGCTGAACAAGCTGTAGCTAAAAGAATACAAGAAAGTTATATACAGTTTGTTAATGAAGGTAATAATCCTGAGGAATTTAATGCTGAACAAGCTATAGATATTGAGGCTTTTATTAAAGAATTTAATGAAAACTTTATTGATGATATAAGTGCACAAGGTCAAGATTTAATTAATGTTATTGATGACCTTACTGATGCATTTACTATATATGCTAGAGCTTATTTTGAATTTGTTACTTTTGGAGCTTGTTATACTTATAGAGATGTTGTAGGAAGTCAATTAATTAAACGAGTTGTTAGTGTTAGAGATGCTTTTCCAGTTCATAATGATAGTATGTTTGCTGAGGATTATGATATGTTTGCTGAGCGTCGTATGCTTACTAGACAACAAATTATAGATGAGTTTTATGAATATCTTTCTGAAAAGGAACGAGAAGCACTTGATACTTATTATCAATATAGCACTACTAGTTCTAGCGATAAAGCTCTTCTAAATTGGGATAAATATATGCACTACTTTGGTGATGTATGTGCTAAATTTAATAAAGACGATTTACAACATATTAAGAATACTAATATAATGGCTCGTGATGCAAATAACGGTCTATTTGAAGTATGGCATGCTGTTTGGAGAGGTGAAATAAAAGAAGGAATACTTACTTATAATGATGGAGCATTTGTTACAACAAGAATTGTTGATGAAACTTATCAGCTTAACCCTGCTGGTGGTGATATTAGTATTGAATGGGTGTGGCGACCTCAAGTTTATGAAAGCGTTAGGATTGGTTCTCGTGCTACAAGCATATATCCTTATAAGGCTCGTCCTATTGCTTATAATAGGAATGGCAAACTTCCTTATAATGGTATTGCAGAACTTCTTCCAGGTTTTGGAAGATTTAGTATTGTAGATACAGTTCTTCCTTATCAAGTATTTCGTAATATAGTTGCTTATCATAGAGAAATGGCAATTGCTAAAAATAAGATGAATGTTCTTATGATTGCTAAATCTCTTCTTGGTAAGAAACCTGCTGATACTATATATCGTATGGCAGCTGATGGAGTTCTTTACATTGATGATGAAGATGATTCTAGTATTGTTAAAGCACAAAATGTTCGATATCTTGAAAGTCGTATGAATAATTATATTACTGAACTTGGACAACTTATTCAAGAGATTGAACAGACTGCTAAGATGGAATGCGATATGACTCCTCAACGTTATGGAGAGATTGCTAATAGTGCTGGTAAAGGAGTAACAGATGAAGCTGTTATTCGTGGAAGTATGGGTTCTGTTATTATCGAATTTATATTTGATAAAATGAGAGAACGAGATTATCAAGCTGAAATGGATTATACTAAACTTGCTTGGATTGATGGTCTTAATACTTCTTATAAAACTAAAGATGGCTATATTAGATATTTAAGTCTTGATGTTAATAATCATATTTTTGCTAATTATATTGTTACTTGTAAAACTTCTGTTAAAGAACGTGAGAAACTTGAACAATATAAACAATTTGCATTTAGTGCTGCTCAAAACGGTAATATGGATATGGCTAATGCTGCTATACGTGGAGATAATGTTGCTCAAATTAGTAAACTTATTGATAAATATCAAAATATTCAAAGAGAGCATGAGCTCGATATTGAACGTGTTTCTCAACAAACAGAACAACTTCGTCAACAATTTGAACTTGCTAAAATTGATAGAAAAGCTGAACAAGATAGAGAAACTATTAGAATTGAAAAGTATCTTGATGGACAAATAGAAGCTATGAAAGCTAACGCTAATATCATGAGTTTTGATAATGGTCTTAGTGAATCTGAAAAGAATCAAGCCGAAGAACGTATGGAAAATGCTAGACTTAATATTGAACGTACTAAACTTGGATTAGATGCTCAAAAGACTGCTGTTGAAGCTAGTCTTAAAGAAAAAGAATTAGCTGTAAAAGTCAAAGAAAGTAATGATAAAGTAAAGATTGCAAAGACGAATAAAAATCGTTATGATGTTAAAAGTAAATAGTTGACTGTAATTCTAAATTTTGTTCATAATAGGGCTGGACTTGCTTGTGAAAGTAGGTTCAGCCCATTTTCTTTTTTATTTACATCATATAAACGATTTCCGGCTCATTCTAAGCATTTTATCTATTCCGTGATAGATTAATCATCTCAATAAAATTTGATTATTGTAGGGCTTGTCTGAAAGCGACAGCAGTATTTATTAGACCTAAATAGGTACGATTAGCAATAGTAAAATACATTAGAAATCATCTTAATGGTGAACACATTTTAACAATATAAGTAAAACTCATATTATTAATAAGATTTATATTTGTGATATAGTAATTAATTAAAAACAAAGAATTATGCCTAGTTTTGATAGTTTTGGTTTTAACGGTGAAACATCTAATGTTGATGTAAAACCTACTGACGACGTTACTGACCTTGATACAGGTAAAACAGGACAGTTAGATGCTAATGGTAACGCTATTGATGATATTACCGGAAATGGTAATGGAGATAGCAATAATGGTGATGCTAATAAAGATAAACAAACTTCATCCTCTACGGGGGGTCAAACCAAGGATACTAAAAATCCTGATGATGTTAATGCTAATGAGCATGATTTAGAAGAAGGTACTGTTATTGAAGATGGAGATAATAAATATACTGTTGATAAAGACGGTAATCTTATTGACGATAAAGGTAATATCTTTAAAGCTAAAAATGAAGTTGCTGCTTATCTTAAAGAATTTGAAGTAGAAGATACTAGTAATGAAGATAAAATTGATGTTAAATCAATTCAAGAACTTGTAGGTGTTTCTGTTACTTCAGAAGATGGCAAACCAGTTACTTTTGATAATACTCCTCAAGGAGTTGCAAGTTATGTTCAATCCGTTCTTGATTTAAAACGTGATGAATTTGCTAAAGCTGGAGTTAATAAATTATTTGAAGATTATCCTGTTGTTAGTGATTTTCTTAATTATTATGTTGCAAATGGTAATTCATTTGAAGGCTTTGGTGAACTTAGAGATAGAAGCGGTATTGAAGTCGATGAAAATAATGTAAGCCAACAAGAAGCTATTGTTCGTGAAGCGTTTAAGGAATTTAATCGTCGTGGTAATGTTGATAAGTATATTCAATATTTGAAAGATAGTAATGAACTTTTCAATGTTGCTAAAGAAGAACTTGAAGCTCTTCAGAAAGCTGATAACGATGTACGTGAAGCTAATGCTAAAGAGGCTTTACGAGTTAAAGCAGAAGAAGAAAAACAACTTGTAGAATTTTGGAATGGTGTTAAAGAATGTATTGATAAACGACAAATTGCCGGTTATCGTATTCCTGAAACTGTTATTATTGAACGTAATGGAAAACAAATTTCTACAACTCCAGAAGATTTCTTTAATTATGTTTATCAAGTTGATGATAAAGGACTTTCTCGTTATGAAAATGATTTAATGAAGTTATCTCCTGCTGAAAGACGCGATGAAGAACTGCTTAAAGCTTGGCTTAAATATACAGGTAAAGGTTATGATAGTTTGATAGAAATGGCTGTTTCTGATAAAGAAGCTAAAAAGTTGAAACTTACTGCAAGTCAACGTAAATCTACAAGAGGAGCTATTAAAATAACTAAACCTGATAGTAAAAATGACGTTCTAAAAGATGAACGTTTTGGTTATTAATTTAATAGTAAATTTGTAGATGAAAACATTACGTGTTATTGGACAAACTCGTTATGAAGATAGAGGTTATTCTAATGAAGAATCAATTGCTTATCTTCAATTACAGAAGCCGGAAGAAATTAATAGTTTTCTGACTTATAATTATGGTATGGACGACGATCGTTTTCCTTTAAGTTTTATTACTGAAGGGCAAGGTAGTAGAGGTATTAAAGAAGTTTCTACTGTACAGTGGACTTGGAAGACTATGGGTCGTATGAAGTTTACTGACTTTGTAACTTACTTTAATACTGCTGTTACTAAACCGGGTCTTAATGGTTCTGAATTTGAAGTTCATTTCTCTACTCACTGGTTTATTGAACAACATGGTCTTACTGCTCCTGATGGTATTACTCAAGTTCGTATTCAGAAAGATTTAGGAGAATCTGCTTATGGTTATGGTTATCTTTTGAAACTTACTTCTCCTAATCCTGATGCTTATGTTGACCCTCAATGGTTGGCTAAAGGTATGTATTGGGCTATGAGTGCTCCTACTGTTTCTGAATCTTATTCTAAAGGTAACAGAAGTAATACTATGGGTCCTGCTGGTATGACTTCTCAACTTGAGTTTTATCGTTATTCTAAAGAAATAGCTGGTAATCTTGCTAATGTTATTACTCAATATCAATTTCAAAACGATAATGGTGGTACTTCCAATCTTTGGATTAATGAAGAAATGCGCCAGTTCAACTTGCACATGAGAGTAATGAACGAAGAGCGGTTATGGAAAGCTGAATATAATCGTTTACCTGATGGTACAATTCCTTTGAAAGACCATGATAATGGTAAAGCTATTCCTCGTACTGCTGGTATGTTAGAAATTTGTCGTGAATCTAACTATGATACTTATGGTGAAGTTCTAACTCTTAATAAACTTGAACGTACAATTGGTGATGTTCTTGACCGTGATACTCAAGATGGTGATAAGAAAGTTGTTCTTATGGGTGGTAAAGGATTTATTCGTGATTTTGAAATGGCTATTAGAACTGATGCTAAAGAAAACGGATTTATTACTCCTCTTGGTGAAAAGATGATTCAAGATAATGGAGAAGGTCTTTCTTATGGACGTTACTTTAATAAGTATAAAACTTCAGATGGTTATATCATTACAGTTGTACATAATGCTTATTTCGATAAGGGTACTGATGCTGAAGCTGCTAAACAAAATGGTATGATTCATCCTACTACTGGTTTGCCTATTACTTCTCATCAAGCTGCTTTAATTGATATGAGTAATTATAAAGGTAATCAGAATGTTCGCATTACACGTCAAAAAGGACAGGCTTATAAAGCTAAAGTTATTGAAGGTATGACCGATATTCCTGCTTGCTGGGGATTGCCTAATACTAATCATGCAGCTACTGAAATTGATATGGCTCGTTATGAAGTTAAAGGTTCTATTGGTTTGCAAGTAGATAATACTACTAAGATGTTCTTGTTAAAATGTGTATTATAATCATTTAAAAGAAACTATTTAAGATATGGATTTTAATAAAGTAGGCGAAGCTAATAAAGCAGGAGAAAATGCTCCTGCTGCTTCTAATGAAAATACAGTTAAACAGGTTATACCCCCCGTAGAGGATGGAGATGATAATAGACCTAACAATACAGTAGGATTTAGAGATGAAAGTCTTGATGAACCTTATACTGAAAAACGAACTATTACTATTAATTTAGTTACTAATTATTCATTATATCGTAGAGCTAATGATAAAACATTACCTAAACGAATGGATAAAATTGGTAGTTGTGTTCGTAGTTCTCGTACTCTTTCTTCTAATAAAGGCGAGATTGAATCTTATTTTCCTGCTTTGATTGGTCTTGCTCCTAATAACGAAAACTTTATTTCAAGGGTTAAGGCTTATCTTAATAACATTAGTGTTGCTGTTGATGAATTAGGTAAGACTTTTGATATTTCTTTCTTTTGGAATCGTAAACGAGATTATCTTCGTTTTAGAGCTGAAGAAGAAGCTATTGAAACTGCCTATTTAAATAGTGACCGTAAAGGAGTTAAAGAACTTCGAGAAGCTCTTGAGTCTAAGATTACTAAACTTAATCTTCTTGAAAGTGAAAAATATAAATATGGTTATCCTGTTGTTCTTGATGATTATCTAATTTATCGCCATTGTTTATTGTATAAAGATGTAGCTAAAGATATTGCTCTTATTAATTCTGACCCATCTATTAGATTCTATTTTAAAGATGACCAAAGAGAAGCTGAGCGTATTGCTAAACATCGTCAGGAAATTAATGCTGCTAAGAGTAACTACGTTAAACTTCTCACGAATAGTGATTTGTTTGATGCTGTATTTATTCAATACTGTGTTGCTAACAATATTAATATTCCTAATGGCATGTCTATGGATATGGTTGATAAGCAATCGCATCTTGATAAATTTAGTACAAACGAACCTGTTAAGTTTAATAAACTTTGTAATGATAAAGATATTACTATTAAGTCTTTAATTGAGGTTCTTGTTTCTCGTGGAGAATTTATCAGAGCAATTCATAATCAGAATATTACTACTCCTGATGGTGAATTTATCGGTGCTAATGTTAAGGAAGCTGTTGTATGGTTTAAGAATCCTGCTAATAGTGCTCTTGTTAGTGCTTATAAAAACAAACTTAAAAACATTTGATTATGAACATTGGGGAGATGCACGTGACGTTCAGAGAACTAGCACAGCAGATGGGTATGCAGACCGTCCGTGCTATTCTCATGGAAGATATAGATATTTGTCTTAATACTGCTATAATTGAGAAAGCTAGAAATGTGATAGTAGAAAACGTTGGACCAGTTCCTTATAATGATAAGGTTGCTCGACAAAATGCTTCTATTAGTCCTGTAAATGCTCTTAGAACTTTATATACAGCGGGTACTGTTAACGGCGGACAAATTACAGGTAATGGAACAGAAGTTGACCCTTATAAAATTACTATTCCTAGCGACGGTATTATGCTATATACAGGCTTTCAAGTTAGTTATAATAATAAGACAATTTATGATTGCAGAATTATTGAGGCTGAAGATTTAGGTCAGACGCTAAGAGATTTTTGTAATCGTGCTGCGAAAGATGCTCCGATAGTTACTGTATTTGGAGATGAATCTGCTATTGAAGCTAATATATACACTGGACGTAATAATACAGTTAAACCTGAATTAGTTAAATATCTTTATATTAAAGAACCTGCTAAAGTTCTATTTGATGAAGATAATGAAAGTAATTGGGTTAATTGTGATTTACCTCCATATTTACATAGTGAAATAGTTATGCGTGCAGTACAGATTTATCTTGCCAGTATTGGTGCTACTTCTAGTGGAGCTGATAAACAAAGTTAAACTTTAAATTAAATTAGTTATGCGACAGTTTTTGTTAGCGGGCAATGTCGCTTATGGAGCAAGTTTACCTCTTGCTGCTGGAGCGGTTGCTTTTACTTATCTTGCTAATGGCAAGGAAACAATTGACGCTGACGGTACTAAGATTACTGACAAATTTTACATTAATCTTGGTCGTGAAGCAAATGGTCCTGTAGTTCTTCCTGCTTATAAGAAACATCTTACTTTTGTTAAAGGTGTTTATCAGGCTGCTACTACTTTCTCTGCTAATCTTACTATTGGCGATGTTAATGCTTATTCTGATTATTCTATAATGATTGTGAAGAAAGGATTAAAGTTTAATGAACGTAATCGCTGGACAGCTACTATTCATACAGGTCTTAATCCGACTGCAAATGATGTAGTGCAGAAATTAGCTAATCAGATTAATAACAATACTATTGGTCATGGTATTAAAGCAACAGTTGCTAATGCTAAAATTACTTTAACTGCTGAGTCTAAAGGTATTGATTATGAAATTCTTGGAGCTGATGAATTAGTTGGTATTAGTGTTACAGTTACAGCTACTGGTTTTCCTGCATATGGAGATGCAGCTTATATTACTGATTTGGCTAATAAAGCTGCTGCTGATGCTGGTATCGAATATACTTATCGAGATACTTATACTGAACTGTATCCTACATATCCGCTTAATCCTTTGAAACAACCTGATAGTGCAGATGCTGGATATACTATCTTTACTCTTCGTTTTGCTGTTCCACGTGAAATGAAAACTAGAGATGAAGTTGTTCATCAGATTGTACAAATAGCATTCCCAACTGGAGCTGATGCTATTACAACTGTTGAAACTATCCTTAAAGCTATTGCCACTGAAGAAAAAGCATAACCTGTTACCCGACTTGATTAGGTAAATATTTAGGTAATATTAATCAAATAGGGGCTATTGGTATTGGCATTACTGTTAATACTGATAGTCCCTATTTTTATTTTATAAAGATGGAGTTAATACAAAATGCTTTTGAACAAGGCCTTGTTCCAGGCATTGTTATTGTAATTTATCTTATAGTTAATAAGATAATAGATAGTAAAAAGGAAGATCCTTTAGCTGATATTGCTAAACTTCTTAATATAGTTACCAAAGATATTATAGATAAAGATAGAGAGAAATCTAAAGCTGTCATATCTATTGCTATAGTTAATGCTGCTTCTGAATGTACAAAGTTTGTTGCTTCTACTATCATTACTAATAATATTGATGCTAATCGTGACCAAATTGAATATAATGCTAGACACTTAGTTAATAGTGTTTATTATGATGCTTATTCTAAATTAAATATGTATCGTGGAGATGAAGATTATCTTAGTCATTATATGAAAGATGAATGGAAAGAAGATGTTTATGGTGATATTATTAATATAATATATAATAAGCATCTTGATTCTAACCAACGTATATTAGCATTTAATAAACGTATTGATATTAGAGTTAATGATTATACTGCATATATTATTAATAAGGCTTTTAAATAAGATGATATTATGATAGGTGGTTATATTAATAATCCAAAACAGCTATCTAAAGAGATGCAATTGCGTATTGCAGCTATGGCTGAAAAACAAGCGAGAATAGCAGAATTAGGCTTTCCATTGGACGAAAAAAATTGGTGCAAGTTAACACAAGGACAAATTTTAATTCAAGCTCTAGAAGCCTTAGAATTGCTTTCTGACGAAGAACAAAAATCAATTATTAATTCATATAATAACTTGATGGTAGAATGAGTGAACAAATAGATGATAATTATGTTAATGGTGTCTATGTAAAAGCTAGTGGAACTGAACAAGTTGAGATTACTCCTCAATATGTTTATATGATAGTTCCAAGTAAATTTGTTTGTACTTATCACAAACTATTAGTTCTTATGGCACAATATGGAGTTGATATGCTTAATGATTGTTCTGCTACTTGTAAAGGTAATAATAAAAATATTATTACTTGTTGGAATATGTTCCAATCTGCAATGGCTGCATATCAACTTGGTCAAAATAAACTTGCTGAAACACTTCTTAAATATATTAAAGGACAACTTAATATTATTTATGAAGGTAGTGAACAAGTTCAGTATAGTGGTTCTATTACTCTTCCTGTTGATGAAGAAGGAAAAATTCATGCTATAGTTAGTTGTGGAGATGCTCCTAAGTTTTATGTTGACCCTGAAACTGGTAAACTTTGGGAACAAAGAGAAGAAGGTAAAGAATATAATGAAACTTATAGTCTTAGTAATGTTGATTATAATAATGAATAACATGAATGTATTCCATCCTCTACGGGGAGTCTACACTAAGAATTTAATAAACTTAAAGAATATATGAAAACAATAGAAGAAGAACTTGGTAAAGTTAGTCTTACTTGTAATGGTCAATGGAGTCCTGATAGACCTTACGATAGACTATGTATAGTTCATGATGGTTTCTATGCTAGTTATATTTCTCGTAAAGCTACTCCTGCTAGTATTCCATTATCTAATGAAGAATATTGGCAACCTATTGCTAAACTTCGAGAAGATTTAGTTATTGATTATGAAACCTTTAAGAAAGAAATACTTGAACTTATTGCTGTTGTTCAAAGAGGGCTTAAAGCTGCTAGAATTGTAGTATCTACAATGGAAGATAGAGATGCTCTTACTTGGGAACAAATTGGAGTAGGTTGTGAAGTTTATGTTATTGAAACTAAAAAGAGTTATATACTTGATGAAATAACCCCTGTTAATAATGCTAAGAAATGGCATCTTGAGGCTGATTCTGAAATTGGTTCTAAATTTGTAGAATCTTTTAGTGGTATGTTTCCAAGAGCAATTGCAGAACGTGCTGTTGCTGATGAATTTGGTATTAATATACAAGATAATTATCTTCGTCGTAACGTAGTAGTTAATTATATGGCACAAGTACTTAAACAGTATTTTGAAGATAATGCTGTTCAAATACTTGAAGGTCAGATTACTCCTGATATGCTTAGTGAATCTGTTAAACAAATGTTTACTGCTTCTCAAATTATTAATGCTGCTGATGAAGAAGATTTAACCGTTGTTGATAATCTACTTAAATTTGCAGATAAAGACTATAATGTAAATGATTATAGCGGAAAGGCTCGTAAATATCTTCGTAAGAATATGATTAGTGGTGTTAATACTCTTACTCAAGATATGATTAACGAGCCTAATACTATTTATATACTTCAATATGATTATTGTTTAGCTGGACAAACTATTGAACTTCCAGATGATAGTATAATTCTTTGGAGAGGTGGTAGATTATATGATGGAGCTGTTAAACTAAATAAATGTAGACTTCTTAGTAATTATCGTCAAGAAGATATGTTTGATAAAGAAACTATATCTTTAGATGGTGATTGGGCTAAAGGTCAAATACTTTATCATCCTCTTGATTTAGGCGAAGATAATAAACAAGTTGAAATTACAGGTTGGGGTGGTTCTTATACTAATGATTTTTATTGGTTTTGGGATGGAGAAAAATGGGTAAGTATGGGTTTTGATTTATCTGTTTATCTTACTCGTGCTGAATTTGAAGCTTTCTTAGAGAAGTTAAGAGAAGAAATGGAAAAGTTCTATGCTTGGCTTCTTGAAGAACTTAGAAAGATTAATAAACATCTTGAACTTCATGACCAACAGATAAGTAATCTTCGACAAGAAGTTTCTAATATTAATACTAGAATAGATAATCTTATTACTGAATATAACGCTAAATTTACTGATATTTATAATAAGATTGGAGATTTAAATAGTAATATAGAAGGTAGTATTAATAATCTAGAACAATATATTAATAATAAGATTGAAGAGATTCTTAATAAGATAGACCAAAGTGGTAGTAACATAAGTAATGAGTATAAACAATATTTTGAAGATAATTATGTTTCTATGTTTAAGAACATGATTAAAGCTGGTACTAATATTACTTTTGTTGAAAACTCTGATGGTACTATTACTATTAATGCTACAGGTGGTAGTTCTGGCGGCGGTGGATTAACCGAACAAGAAGTAAGAGATATTGTTAATTCTATGCTTAATAATTATTATACTAAGTCTGAAATTAATGATATTATTGCTGGTATTGAAGGCGGTGGAGGAAGTGGTGGAGATGGCACTCATAATGTTATGTCTACTACTCAACTCGGTGAAGCTAGAACAGGTAAATATCTTACTATGAGTAAGTTTGCTGATAGTGAAACTAAACCTAGTAGACTTGATGTTGATTTTAATACTCTTTATACAGATATTAAAAATAAATTAGTAAATGATGGATTTGGCTCAGGTGGTGGAGGAGGAACAACAGGTGGAGTAACTGCTACTCAAATACAAACTTGGATTGCTGCTGTTATGCCTATTGGTTCTATTATGCTTTGGGATACTACTACACCTCCAACAGGTTGGGAAATATATACTGCTGCTCAAGGACGATTTGTTATGGGTCATATAGTTGGTGGTATTAGTATTTATAATAATCCTAAACAAAATACTCTTGATTGGAGTACTGTTCTTAAAAATGTAGGTGATACTTATGACCCTGCTACTCCTGGTTTAAATATTGGAGCTTACGGTTTTTATATTGGTGGTACTGATTTACCATTACATCAACATGCAATTGCCGCTAGTTCTGGTAAATGTGGTGATGGTAATCATCATGTTGTAGTTCCTAGTAACTGGCGAGCAAATGATCATGGTAGATCTTTGGATCAAGATTGTAGAAATACTTATCCTTATGGTACTACTAAAACTAATTATTGGGATTTAAATATTAATAAAAATACCAATTGGTATATGACTGGACCTAATATTAGTAGAAATGGTGAAATGGTGTGGACACAAATTAGTACAGATAATTGGACAGGAAATTATCTTGCTATTAATAAACTATTACCTACTGTTGCTTTACATTATATTAAACGTGTTTCTAATCCTTGGTAATTATGTTAGAAGAGAATGTTTTTGTTGGTACTAATTGCCAATCTTTTGATCCTAGTAAAGTTCAATGTGATAAAGAAGGCAATATGCCGATTCATATACTAGATAAGTATTGTGAAGAAACTGATACTAGATATAATATTTATCCTTTGACTGTTATTCAAGCTATTTTCGACGGTGTAACTGGAACAAGATTAGATAGAATACTTGCTGCTTGTAATAGTGTTTATTTAACTTGGGAAGGCACTTTTGCTGATACTGTTAATAAACTTGATAAAATTTATCGTCGTAAAGGATATATTATAACATATCGTGATGAAACTAATGTTAATTGGACTCAACGATATAATAGTGATGATATTAGTGATGAAGCTTGGACTAATCCTGACAATTGGGAAGGATGGTCTTTTGATACTGTTATTAAAGATTTGTCTGAAGCTCTTGAAAAAATATTTACTAATATAGGTGATTATAAAGATTTTCTTGATGTTATTACTAGTTTTATTAATGATTTTGTTATTAATGTGTTTAATAATATTAATAATTATCCTAAACTAGTTGAAATTATTAAGAATAGTACAGTTGAAAGTTTGCCTATTATTATTAGAGATATATTTAATAATATTAATGAATATCCTGAGCTTAAAGAGATATTTAATCAATATATTAAACAATGGACTGAATCTATCTTTAATAATATTTCTTCTTATCCTGCTCTTAATCAATTCATAACTAATGCTATTAATTCTCATGTAGAAACTACTATTGGTAATATATTTAATAATATTGATAATTATCCTGCTATTAAAAATCTTATTATTACTAATACTGTTAATAAAGTAGTTGATATATTTAAGAATATTGGTCAATATCCGGAATTACAGGAAGCTATTCAGAATAATATTAATGAACGAGTTGATTATATATTTAATAATATTAATAATTATCCTGAACTTATTGGTATTCTTTCTGATTTAGTTTGTAATTGTGTTAAGAATATATTTGCTAATATTAATAATTATCCTGCTCTTGTTACTTGTATTAATAATGCTGTAAATAGTAGAGTTGATTATATTTTCAATAATATTGATAGATTTCCTATTCTTAAGAATCTTATTGAAACTAAAGTAGAAGCTAGAGTTACTTATATATTTGAACATATTAATAACTTTACTGAACTACTTAATGTTATTAAAGGTAATATAGAAAATATCTTTGATAATATTGATAATCATCCTAATCTTAAAGTTGTTATTGAGAATAAGGTTGAATCTACAGTTGAACATATCCTTAGTAATATAGATAATTATCCTATTATTAAAGAGAAGATTATTCAATTCTGTAATGAAGCTATTGAAGCTAAACGTGGTGTAGCAAATGGTATTGCTAGTCTTGATGGAGATGGTAAAGTTCCAGCAAGTCAATTACCTAGTTATGTTGATGATGTTCTTGAAGGATATTATGTTGATGAAACTCATTTTGCTGAGAAATATATAGAAAATGCTCCTGTATATTATACTCCTGAAAAAGGTAAGATTTATGTTGATATAAGTGAAAGTACTGATTATAGTGGTAAGACCTATCGTTGGTCTGGAACTAAATATTCAGTTATATCTGAAACTTTAGCTTTAGGTGAAGTTACAGGTACTGCTTATGATGGCGGTAAAGGTAAGAAAACTACTGATATTGTTAATAGTTTACATATAAAACTTCTATCTTCATTAAATGATGCTATATATACAGATTCTAAAGTTAATATAGAAGTAACAGGTATTAATAAAGATACTAATACTAATAAATATGATAATGGTAGAAATTATGCTAAAAGTATTAATGCTGCCACAAAAACTTTAGCTGGAGTTATGTCTGCTGCTGATAAAGTTAAACTTGATGAAACTTTACCTAATCAAATTACTGAACTTAGTAATAATGTTTATACTAAAGAAGAAATTGATAATAAGTTTGATGATGTTCCAACAGTAGAACAAACTTATACTAAAGCTGAAGTTGATAAAGCAATTGCTGATGCTATTAAAGCTTTAATTCCTGCTGGTTATGAACTTGTTATTAAAAAGAAAACAACTTAATATTAATCATGGTGGTACTGAATAAGTGCCACCATTTAAAGTTTATAAAGTTATGCAAGATATTAATCAACAATTATATGAAAATAAAAGCACACCTGAAGGATTTATTCCTGTTTATGGTGTAGTTATAACTGTTCCTACTGGAATATATATTAATGGGCAAAAAGATTTTACTTGTGATAAAACTTTTGATGAAGTAAAAGAAATATTATTAAAAGGTGGAAGTATTATTGCTATTGATAGCGATAATAGTAGAATTAATTTTGATAGAATTACTGTAGGTGATAATTCTCTTACTGCTACTATCACTTATTTTTCTTCTAATGGTATTAATAAAATTGATTTAAGTTGGGATAAAGGTATAACTAGAGTCGGAGATGAAGAAACAAAAAGTATTAATACTTTTGTGGCTATAAATAGTCTTTCGCTTGCTAATAATTATAATATTGGAACTATAATTATTAAAATACTTAATAGTGCTACTGAGGGAGAAGTATTAACTGCTATAAATTCTATATTTACTAATTTTGATGGATTTACTTCTGCTATTAATAAACCTAATTCTATATTTTATGATAATAACGGAAAATATAGTATTAGAGTTAGTGGTAGTGTAGTTGTAATAGTATGGAATGCAGATACATATATAGGACATGTTACTATTGATAATACAGGAGCTTATACTTATAATACTATTCAAATAATTGACCAAACTCTTTATAGATTATCTGCTCTTACTATTGAACCTATTGTTAATCCTAAAATATGGGTAGGAACTGCTACTCAGTATGCTGCTATTGCAGAAAAAGATGCCAATACTACTTATATAGTTAAATCAGATGCTTAAATTATGGCTATATATCAAGGAGATATTGAAATACATGATATTAAAGTTGGTAATATAAATGTATTTGAAATATATCAAGGTACTAAACTTGTTTATCCTGAAAATACTAACGTTACTATCACTTTTAATTTAAATGTTTCCGGAACTGTTACTATTGATGGTTATACTCCTGTTATAAGTGAAAACAATACTAAATTTATATTTACTATTCCTATTAAAACTAATTATACTGCTATTATTGAAGCTGACCATTATCAGTCACAAACTGTTACAGGTAATAGTGGTTATTTACCTATAACTCATAATGTAGAACTAGTATGGAATACAGAATATGTATCTTATACTGTTACTTTTCCTACAGATGGAGTTAAAGTTTTATTTGATGGAATAGAAAAAGGAGTTATAACTAATGGTAAGTTAGTTGTATTAATTGATGATACAGAAGCTAAAGATAGTTATACTGTTACGTTTAAAGGTAGTAAAGCAAGTACATATAATACTAGTGGATTAAAAGTAGTAGATAGTAGTATAGCTGCAACTGGTGGTAGTTATGATTTAAAACTTTCTACTAGTTCTGTTAAAAGTGGATATAAGAGAACTGACTATGCATCCTCCACGGGGAGTATAACCAAGGGTTCTACTTATACTGGTTCTTGGATTGAAACTGTTGTTAATCTTACTGCTAGTTTTACTAGTTCTACTACTTTAGGTTCTATAAGTAATAATGTACTAACTATTGCTAATAATGAATCTACTAATACTAAAAGTGGTACTTTAACTGTTACATTTACTTTAGAGAATAGTCAGACTAAGCAAGCTAGTGGTGCTTTAAATCAAGCTGCTGGTTCTAAAGTTTATACAGATTGGGTATTAGATTTACAAACTGATGGAACTAGTGTTGAAGCTAAAGGTGGTACTAGAACTATTACAGCTAATGTTGCTCGTAGAACATATAAATGGAATAACACTGGTACTGTTTATAGTGAAACTGCTACTCCTACTCTTAGTATTAGTGGTAGTGCTAGTCTTAATGGAAATTCAATAATATTTACATCAAATGAAAGCGTTTCAGCCCGTTCAGCGACACTTACAGCTAGTTATGTAGGATTGTCCAAAACGGTTACGATAACGCAACAGGCAGGCGCAAAAGTGTATTCAGCGTGGTCTGCTTGGGCTGTTTCTATTTCGGCAAGCACGCAAACGATAGCTGCAAGTGGTGGTTCATCTACGATAACTACTAATGCTAGTCGTTCTCGTACTTGGACTTGGAATGGAGTTGGTACTACACATACTGATACTGAAACTGCTACACCTACACTTAGTGGTAGTGCTGGTGGATTTACTTTAAGTGGTAAAACTGTTACTGCTAGTAACAATACTACAACAAATAGTCGTAGTATAACTATTACTGCTACTAGCAATAGTGTTTCTAAATCTATTACTATAACACAATCAGCTGGAGCTAAAGTTTATGGTAATTGGTCTGCTTGGACTGTTAATATTAGTGCTGATAAAACTAGTATTGGTGCAACAGGTGGAACAGCTACTATATCAACTAGTGCTAGTAGAACTAGAAGTTATACATGGAATGGTGTTGCCGGTTCTGGTGGTACAGAAACTGGAAATGGAAGTCCTGTATTAAGTAAAGTTAGTGGTACAGGTAATTGGGCTAGTCCTAAAGTTACTTATGGAAATAATACTAGTACAAGTGGTAAATCAACTGTTATTCGTGCTACTATTGATTCAATTACTAAAGATATAACTATTAGTCAATCTGCTGGGGCTAAACAATATAGTGCTTGGTCTGCATGGACAGTTAATATTTCTAATAGTGGAAATGTTGCTGCTAGTGGAGGTAGTTCAAATATAACTACTTCTGCAAGTAGAACAAGAACTTGGACATGGAACGGAGTTAGTGGAAGTGGTGGAACTGAAACAGGAACTGGAACTCCTACTCTTAGTAAAATTAGTGGTGCTGGTTCTTTTGCTAGTAATAAAGTAACTTATGATAATAATACTTCTACAAGTGCTAGAAGTACAGTTATTAGAGCTACAATGGATTCTGTAACTAAAGATACTACTGTAACTCAAAATGCTGGTTCTAAAACTTATAGTAGTTGGGGAGCATGGTCTATTAGTTTAAGTGCTAATGTAACAACTATCGCTGCTGCTGGTGGAAATGCTATATTATCTACTTCTGCTACTAGAAGTTGTACTTGGCAATGGAATGGTACAGGAACAACTTATACTGAAAATGCTAGTGGTTCTCCTACATTAAGTAAAGTTAATGGTGCAGCTTCTTTAAGTGGCTCTACTGTTAGTTATGGTAATAATACTTCTACTAGTTCCCGTAGTTCTGTATTTAGAGCAACAATAGATAGTGCTACTAAAGATATTACTATAACACAATCAGCTGGAGCTAAAGTTTATGGTAATTGGTCTAGTTGGTCTGTAAGTTGTAGTGCTAGTAGCTATAAAGTTTGGGCAGGAGGTGATTCAGTAACTATTTATAGTAGTGCTTCAAGAAATAGAACATGGACTTGGAATGGTGTTGCAGGTTCTGGTGGCACTGAGTCTGATAGTACTACTCCTACTATTTCTGTTACAAGTGGTGTTGGAGTTTTAAGTGGTAATACTTTAACTTTTAGTAATAACACATCTCCTGATGCTAGAACAACTAGAGTTACTGCTAATTATAATGGAGTTACTGATTATTGTGATGTTATGCAATATGGCGGTAATAAAGTTACTGGAAGTTGGACATCTTGGCAAGTAACTATATCTGCTAGTCCTATGAATATTGCTGCTAGTGGTGGTAGTTCTACTATTACTTGTAGTGCTGTTCGTACTAGAAATTATACTTGGAATGGAGTGGGTACTACTTATACTGAAACTGAAAATGGTAGTCCTACATTAAGTAAATCTGGAGATGGTACATTAAGTGGTACTACTAACGGTAGTAAACTTACTTATGGTAATAGAACTGCTACAACAAGTAGAAGTACAACTGTTACTGCAACTTATAGTGGAGTTAGTAAATCAATTAATATTACACAATCTGCTGGTAGTAAAGTTACAGGCAAAATGACATATCATACTGATATTTATGATAGAAATTTATCTAATTATACAGATTATACTAGTTATCCTGTAACACATGATATTGGAGGTGAACCTATTATTTCTGGAGGTGATACAGTTATTACTTATTGTAGACTTCGTAAAACACAACCATGGACTTGGAATGGTGTTAGTGATAGTGGTGGAACAGATACTACTTATGCTAGTGCAAAAGATGTATCTATTGTAAGTCAATCTAACTGTACAACTACTGTTAAAGATACAGGTAGTAATAATATAATTATGTTTAGTTCTGTTGTTCCCGCTAATTCAAGTAGTAGTGCTCGTACTTGGTATTTTAATTGGAGATGGCTAGGTTCTAATAATACTACTATTCGAGATACACAAGCCGCAAATACTTTACGTGGTAGACTTGCTATTAAAAATGATTATTTTACTAGTCAAAATGTTGCTTTACCTATTTATTTAGATAGCCAAAATGTAGATTTAATATATAAAGGAGAAGTAAGTTATAATGATATTAAAAAAACTCCTATTAGTGTTTATGTATATATTCCTACTAATATTGCTATAATGAACGTTGGTAAATTACAATTTTGGTTTGAAAATAAAGATGGTAGTGGTAGTAAATATACTTGTACTTTAAGTAGTGTTAGCACACCTATGAATAATGTTTCTGTATCTAATAGTAATAATATTATTAGTGTTACTGCTAATATAACTACTTCTTCATTTACTATATTATGTCAATTTACTATAACTTCTAATAGTACAGTGTTTAATGTAAGAGTTTTAATTGAACCATGATAAGAATACTATTTAATATAACAATATTGCTAATGCTTATATTGTTTATTTACTCATTAAAGTTATTTAAATTAATCACATAATTATGAACAATAAACAACTATATGAAAAACTAGGTCAGAATAGTTATGATAAAGTATTTCCTATTACTTATCTTCAAAATATTCTTGACAAAGATACAAACAATGATTTAACTGTTGTTCTTTCTAGGTTTAATCATTTATGGATTCCATATCAAGGAACTAGAGTTAATACTCGTAAAGCTGTTCCTGCTATTTTTAGACGTAATAGTCTTACTATTAGTTATTATGATGCTGAACATAATTTATCTATAACTGAAAGTTATATAGGTAGTAATCTTCAAGCTGGTGTTGAAACTAGTTGGGTTTCTGATGATAATTGGACAAAAATTCTTAGTGAGAAGTATCTTGAAGAAAGTGGAGCTAAAATTCCTATTGCTGATGGTACTATTGATTGGGATATGCTTAATGAAGCTCTTAAACAAATGATTGCAGGAAATGGTAAAGTTAATATTATTAATTATCCTGACGAAGAAGATATTACTATAAGATTAAGTCCGGGTTGTTGTAATGTTAATCGTCTTAGTCTTAAAGATAGACCTTATGAGCCTGAATATAAAAGTGGTAAAGGATATAAAATAGTTCGCAAGGTCTTACTCCCCGTGGAGGATGATGCAAGTAATGCAGAACAGCTTTTATTTGATGGTTTTCTTGATGATACTTATTGTGAACAATATGGTCAAATAATTCTTAATACTGATAAGTATGAAGTTATTAAAACAGATTTAGGTAATACTGCTGGTATTTATTATGATACATATCATAAATTATTTGTTCTTAGAGTTAAGACTATTCATGATGGAGTTGGTTTTTATAATTATTATACTAGATGGACTATTGTAGAACCTACTGATAGAGTTCATCCTCTACGGGGGGTCAACACTCCTGTTTATGGAAATAGTGAAGATTATAATATTTATAATACTTGTCTTTCTGATGAACGTCCAAGACTTGGTATTATATATGTTAATTCAGTAGATAATATTAAATATTATTTTAATGAAGAAACTTTAGTTCAAGTTAAGAATAATATTTATCTTAATTATAAAGCTATTCTTACTCAAGATATGCTTAACGAAGAAAATACTCGTTATATTATTCGTTATGCTTTTGATTTAAGTGGTAAAACTATTACAATGCCTGTTGGTTGTGAATTTGTATTTGAAGGTGGTATTATTGAGAATGGTACTATTAATTTAAATAAATGTAAACTTACAGGTATGGTTGGTGAAGAGTCTGAATATCTTCCTAATGTAACTTGTAGTAATTGGGCTAAAGGTCAGATTGAATATCGTAATGGAAAGATTTGTTATTGGAATGGTACTGAATGGAGAGTAATGGGAGATACTTCTTCATTTGATAGTTATACTAAACAAGAAATTAATAATTTACTTAAAAATTATTATACTAAGTCTGAAACTTATAATAAAGAAGAAGTTAATAATTTACTTAATGGATATGTTACTAATGATACATTTAATAACTTTAAAAAAGAAATAAATCAAACTATTACTAATAGTGTTAATCTTGATAAGATTCAAAAAGCTATTAATGATGGATGTGGAGTTAATATGACTATGCCTAGTGCGAATAGTAATAAACTTAGTCTTCCAATTTGGACAGGAACTGCTACCCAATATGCAACTATTACCCCAGTTGCTGGAATGACTTATAATATTATTGATGAATAATGAGTTTAACTCTTGGACGTCAAGGAGGAATTGCTCAACCTCTTAAGAAACGGACAGTAGGTCAAATTAATATTGCTCATGTTTATGATGGTGCTAATCATATTTGGCCTACTTCTGTTATTCATTTTAGTGATTTTACTAGTGTCCAACTTAGATATATTTGGGGTAGTGATGATGGTCGAGATTTGGATACTAAATCATATTATATTAATTCTCCTATTAATAGTTTAAATTATGTAGCTGTTGGTTGGTCTTGGAATTTAAGTCAAATTCCTTATCTATATTGGGGTGGCGATAATACTGACTCAGGTGCTGAATGTGTTATGTTTAATATTGAATCTATGATTGACCTTGAAGATAAAATGCCTAATATAATGAAAATGAATCTTTGTGCTAATTGGTTTGGAAGTTTGAGTAGAGGTCATGTTACTGTTGAATGTACTGCTTATAAAGGTGGAGTTATTGTTCATGCTTGGCAATTAAAGAATCATGAAATTGATGTTGATAATAGAGGAATGTTTATTTTTCCTTTGGCTGATGGAACTATTAATATGCCTAATGGATATGGCGGTTATAAAAAATGTTGGTATGGTGAAGTTATTAAAAGAGTTGCTAAATCTAATAATGAAGTAAAATATTTTAGAATTAATCCTGTTAATGATAAAACTATTGGTTTAGATAATATTAAAATAATTCGTCATGGTGGTGGTTATATTCATCGTGATGGCTATTGTTGGTATGAAAATCAACCTAATGATAAATATAAAGTTTGGAATAATCAAGTCAATACAACTGGTACTTCTTTAACTCTTGATAAGCCAACTCTTAATATAACTAGTGATGATAATTATAGTTATGAATATCATACAGTTTTGTTAAATGAAGATGACACTGTTTATAATGATAATTATACTGATAACTATAAATTTAGATTTGGTTTTGTTGCAGGTAATTCTGAATTTAGAGGACAACAGACTATTCAATGTTATGTTGGTACACAAGGTGGCAAAGCTGATGATGGTAAGACTTCAATAGGTGAAATAAAATATACTAAACTTAATAAAATTGGTGAATTGACAATATATAGTCCTATTGACAGTTAAATTAATGTTAATTACCAAACAAAAATAACGGTTTAAGTGTTATAGATTATGTAGTTCAAACTACAAGTATTAATCTATTTTTTTAACTTAAACCTTAATTTATTATGCAAGTAATTGAAAAAGTGAAAGTTGTTCCAGAGGGCTATAATGGTGCTGGAATGAATTATGACGGTGGTAATCGTCGTGATGTAAACGGTAAGGCTAATGCAGGTTTAACTCTTGGTATTATCGGTACTGCACTTGGTGCTTGGGCTTTGTTTGGTAATCGTCGTTCTAGTGTATTAGGTGGTAGTTCCCTTTTTTATTTATCTAAATTTTAGTATGGACAAATTTATTGATATAATTGTAGATGGAATCCTTAGTAATTTTGATTTTGGATTTATGTTTATTGTTAATGTTCTAACTTATATTATTATTAAAGTTATTGATTACTTTAACGGCGATAATAAAGTTCCTACTTGGCAGAAAAGATGTATATTAATTATAAGTATTTTTACTATGGCTATGATTTATATTGCATCTGGATATGATAATACTATTATGCTTGTTAATAGTGCTATTCTTGCTCCTGTGTTTTGGAGTTGGGCTGTTAGTCCTATTCTAAAGAAACTTGGAGTTGGTTATAAAGATATTGATAATACTATTGGTTAAGATTGTATAAGATTGATTAGCTAGGTTTGATTGACTGATTCAAGCCTGCTCCATCCTCTACGGGGAGTATAGCTTGTCGAATTTAGCTGTTTGTGAGCCTAGATGATTAACTATACACGGTTTGATAAAAGTCTGTCTATGAGGCTAGAAATAGCCTCTATGACTGTACATAAATATTTACAATGTGAAATCTATAAATAATAAAGCTATGAGAGTTATTAAGACTAAACATTTTCCTTTTGGTGGATATAAAGCTATTAATATTTTTGGTATTGTATTTACTAAAGGAGAATTAAGTAAAAAAGAACTTAATCATGAAGCTATTCATACAGAACAAATGAAAGAGATGTTATACATATTCTTCTATTTATGGTATGGAATAGAATATCTTATTATAAGATGTTTTCATGTTAAACAACACGATGCTTATAAAGATATAAGTTTTGAAGAAGAAGCACATAATAATGATGATAACATTGATTATATAGATAATCGTAAACATTATAGTTGGACTAAATATCTAAGTATTAATAATTCTAAGAGTGCTTAATTAAAAAATGTTAATAATATTGTTAAACTACTTGTTATTAATAATATAATTTATATTTGTAACAAACTAAATTTTAAAGATATGGAAGATGATAAAAGAGTTAATTATAAGTTAGATGCAATTAGCAAACTTATTAATAATCTTAAACTTAGTATATCAGGCAATAAAGACCATGAAGAACTTGGAGAAAATAATGTAATAGTTAATCTTGATGAAATTAGTCAAAAGATTACCGAGTTACATCAAATGGTTAAGTCTGAATTTGATGAATTTGAAGAACAACATAAAAGTGAATCTGATGAAACACAAGACCTTCTTACTGAAAAGTTTGCTGAAATTAAAACAGAACTTGTTAATATAAGAAGTACAATTACTGCTCTTAAAACTTCGATGGATGAAAAACTTACTACTATTAATACAAGTATAAATAATATGAATAGTAGTTTACAAACTAAACTTACTGAAGTTGTTTCTGCTATTAATGATATGAAATCTAGTAACGATACTAAAAACGATGCTATTATTTCTGCTCTTCAGGACTTGTAACTAAAGTTAATGAAAATAGTAGTAATATTAGTTCTCTTGATGGTAGAGTTAATGCTTTAGAAAACGCTTAATATGAACTTTAATTTAGTAGAGATATATAATGGTTTGTTAAGGTTTAACAAACATATATTAAACGAACTTGCTGAAGGACTTAAACATTTACCTAATTTAGAAGGTGCATCTAAAGGAGATAGTCTTTATATTAATGAAGATGGTAATCCTACTTGGGGTTCTTCTGCATTTATTCCTACTTTTGAAAATGCTGCTTATGGTATAGAATGGACTAAAAATGATAATGATGTAATTAGAATTGGTAATGCTAAATTTCATAGAGAACTTCCTATCCAAAATAGACTTAAAGGTTGTGTCTATAATGAAAAGAAAATCAGTTATTTCCTTAATCCTACGGGTTGGGCTAAACCTCTTGAAAATGGTTTTGTTCCTCCTCTTGATGGAAGTGATGGCGATGTTGGGGTAAATGTTCCTCAATTTTATATATGTGTTAAAGATACTGGTACTAAATATCAACTTTGGATAAGTGATTTTAATATTGATGGAACATTTACTAGAGTTCATCCTTTTATTATAAGTCATACTAAAACTATGACTAGAACTAGAGAAGATGGTAAAGAAGAAGTATTTAGTGCTTGTATTAAACCTGATGATACTAGATATTTAGGAGGAAATAAAAGTCCTTCTATTGCTGCTATTAAATTGCAAGGTAGACCTAGAACTGGTATTAATTATACCACTGCTATTCAATTATGTGTTAATCGTGGAGATTGGATTACAATGATTGATTATCTTGAATATTGTGCTATACAAGCTCTTTGTTATATTGAGTATGCTAATTTTGATACTCAAGCTACTTTGAATGTTAATTTAACTAGTGATGGATTTAAACAAGGCGGTCTTGGTGCCGGTGTTACTACTTTAGATTGGAATAAATGGCCGACATATAATGATAATAATCCAATAATTTATACTTATTGGAGTTCTGAACATAATGTTGGTAACGGTAGTACTATTACAAAAGAATTTGCAATAGGAGGATATAATAGTGATGGAAGTAATTTTTTTGTTTATCCTGCTATTTATCGTGGTATTCTAAATTTCTTTGGTGATATATGGTCATTTGTTAGAGATGTAGCTATTATTAATAAAGATGCTGATTATAATTCTGTATATCTTCTTAAAAAAGGTGTTGCTCATGCTGATGTTACAGTAGATAATGTTGATGAAAAATGTTATTTTATTGGTTATCAAGCTAATACTAATAATTATATTACAGAATTTGATTTACAAAGAGGTCCTTATTTTATTCCTAATCTAGTTGGAACTAATAAGAAATTTGATTATAATTATATTAATGATGATAACGGACAAGACACAGATAAATCTGTTCGTGTGTTGCTGGTTAGCGGTAGCGCTCATCAAGGTTCTTCGGCTGGCTCTAGTGCCTTTTATTCTTATTGGGTTCGGTCAATTTCTTTTGCTGGTGTCGGCTTCTTTACTACAGTTAAACTTGATTAAATAAGTCCACGTGGAACTGTCGCTAGGAGTAGTTGGTTAATTAATTTGTTTTCTGTTTTTGCATTTCTCGATACTACTCCTGCAACAGTTTATTATAATATTAAATATAATAAACTTAAAACATAATATATTATGACTAAAGATAAACTTAAAGATGATGTTATTAGAACTATATGCTGTTTAAATAGTGATATATTTAATAAAGATAGAGAACTTCTAATTAAATTGTTTAATTCTATTATAGATTATACTAATAATACTGAACTTGAACAAGAACTTGCTCAACTTCAACAAAAATATAATGAATTAGTTACAAATATTAATAAAGTAGAAAAATTAGCTAGTGAAACAAAAACAAGCCATAATTATTTATATACTGATGTTAATAATAATCTTAAGCCTAAAGTAAATCATATTGATGAAAGAGTAACTGCATTAGAAAATTCAAGTCAATCTTAATATGGCTAGCCTTAATCAATTAGTTAGTGAATTTGCTCATGCTGTTGGCAATCCTAATAGTATTCCTCTTAGACGTAATCTTCGATATGCTATTCTTCATGGTCGTAATGAACTAATTCGTAAAAGTTATGAAAATCATAAATATGTTGATAAAGGTCTGCAACAACGTATTCGTGTTTCTATTATTAATGTTCCTGATGGTGACCTATATAATAGTCAAACTCTTGGGCTTCCTGCAATTAAACGTACTAAACAAGAAGTTCCAAAGCCAGTTAGACTTATTAATAACTTACCTTTCCAATCAATTAGAACTACCGGACATACTGGGATAGAAATACCATTTGCAAAAGAAGCTAGTGCTAAGTTTTATCATTATCTTGCAGGTATGTGTAATCTTCCTGTTTATGATTATATTAATGGTTATATTTATTTCTTTAGTAATAATAAAGATTGGTTTCAAAATATAGGTTCTATTATTATTGAATCTCCATTTGAAATTCCTTATCTTGTTCCTACCGAAACTATTGAAAAAGCTAAAGATGTAAATTATGACCCTATTGATGATGAAGCTAAATACGATGATGATGAATTTCTTATTCCTGAAGATATGATTGGAGCTCTTAAAGAAATTGTATTTAAACGTAATCTTGTCGAAGTTCCTCGTCAAACAAATGAAACTCCTATTGATAATCTTGTAACTAGATAAAATATGATTAAAGATATAGATATTAGTCATTATTATAAAAAGTTTATTGAAGCTTCTAATGACGATATAGCAAAATATAATAAAGAACTTGAACTTACAAATAAGATGAAAGAAGATTGTAGAACTTATATAAAAAGTAAGAATCAAGTTATTAAAGATGATTTAAATATTAATCTTAATGATTACGGATTTCAATTTCTTATTGATGATATAGAACTTATTGATAAATTAGAACGAGTAATTAATAATGCTCTTAGTTATACAGTTGGAGAAAGACGAATTGTTCTTCTCCAACTTTTGCGTTATTGTGATTTAGCTAAAAAAGCGAAAGATTATATTACTGCTCTTAAACTTGCTACAAGACGTTCTGAATTAAGTCTTTCTGATTATAAAAAATACATTCATAGGTATTATAGTTATGGTGTTCATAAATGTGTTCTTGAAGGCTACGCTTATCATTTTAAATATGAAATTGGTGATTTAGTTATTAATTTCTGGAGATATAGAGATAAACCTAGAGATACTTATGTTGATTGGAACGCTACTAGACTTAAGAAACAAGAAATTATTGATGCTGGTCTTAAACCTTATGATAAAGAAGAAGCTGAGATATATAAGATTCGTGGACTTAAGTATGATGGTATTCCTTATGTAGTTTATAAAACTAATAAAGAGTTTTATGAAATACAACTTATTAATAATGGAACTCATAGTTATAGTGCTATTAAATTTAAGTATGCTAATTATATTAATAGAGAACTTAGAGGTAAAGATGCTAAACAACTTAATTCTGAATGTAAAACTGTTGATGATATTTTTAATCTTAAATTAGGATTAAGAAGTAAACTTCTTGTTTATCTTGAACGAGAACCTAATGCTCCATTTAAATATATTAGAAATGTTAATCAACAAAAGTATGAACGTGGAGCACATAATAATGGTAATAAAACTAGATATAAAAACTAATATTATGGCAAATAATAAAACGATTACGATAGAACATATAATTGGTAAACTTGATAATGATTTCAATCCTGATGGAAGTGATTGGATTCCTAGAGTTCCTGCTTGGTGTGTTGATGCTATGAATGAACTTAAAGTTCTTCGTAAAGTTGATAAGAAAATGAAACTAACCGTCATTAATAAGATAGCTAAAAGTAAATGTTGTCTTATTGATGACGGTCTTAAAGTATATGATAGTAATGGTTGTGAAGTACCTAGAGCTGATACTAGTAAATATAGATGTGATGATACTGAATCTGCTCCATCCTCTACGGGGGGTCAAGCGGAGGACGAAAGTCCGGAGCGTGCTACTAATAAAGACTATCTTGGTATGCCCGATGATTGTTGTCCTAATGGTTCTAGAACTAGAGAAGTTATTGATACTGGTAAAGTAGGATGTAATCCTATTGTTTATACAGTTCATAATAATACTGAATGTCCAAGATGTCAGCATGAAGTTCATTCTCATTGTCAGACCCCCCGTGGAGGATATGATAAGTCAAATCATAATTATATTCTTATTGGAGGTAATACTATTGAACTTAATTTTAATGATACTTGTATAACAGTTGTTTATAAAGATATTGAAACTCAATATAGTGATAATTATCATTGTGAAGTTCCTGTGATACCTGCTAATGGTAAATTAATTCAAGGTCTTGCTTATTATTGTATGGCTCGTATGCTTATGAGGGGATATAAACATCCTGTGTTTAATCTTTCTGCTAGTCAATATGGAACTAATCCTTTCTATCTATGGGAAAGTATGAAGAAAGATATTAAGACTAGTATTCTATTAGATGAACAAAGTGATGATGATAGTGGTTGGAATGAGTTCTTTTATAACTTTACTTTTCCTAAATAATTATGAATATACAAAAGAAACTTAGTCTTAATAAACATCCAGGTGATTGTGTACCTTATTCATTAGTTGCTGCTAAGAACGTTAAAGTGAGTAATGATGATAGGATGATTGTTAATGAAGAAGGGCTTGAAGATTGTAAAGCAATTGCCAATTCTATTCATGAAGATGGTATTAATAATTTTAAAATAGTTGGTGTTATTCCTACTAGTACTGAACTTATTTTATTTATTGTTAATACTGATTCTAATGAATCTTATATTTATAGATATAATGAACAAGCTGATAATTGTTATAGAATAAATAGTAATTGGAAATATAATGGTGGAAAGATTAAAGGAACATATACTTATAATGTTAAAAATCATCTTATAGTAGCTATTGCTGAAAGTAATGCTTCTATTGATGTTCCTCTTAAAACTATTAATATTGATTTAGATTCTGACCGTCCTGATTCTGAAATGTCTGTTATTCCACAAATAACATTACCTACTATTAGTAATCTAAACTATGTTAGTGGTGGTGCTTATAAAGGATTTTATTTTCTATTTATTCGTTATAAAATTGATAAAACTAATTATACTAAATGGTATAGTATTGGATTTCCTATTTTTAATGATGTTATAATTCCACAAGTTATTAATAAAGTTTGTTTTAGAAAAACTAATGTTTATGAACCGAAAGATGAACCAAACGGTTATTGTTATGGTAATACCGATTCATTTAGTGATTCTAAAGATATATGTAATCAAACTTTTGAAATAAATATTAGTGGAGGTCGTTCTGGTCTTTATCAACTTGGTTTTATTGTATGTAAAAAAGATAGTACTCAAGCATTTAGAACAGATGATTTAAATAATAATATTTTTAAATTTAGTAGAGATGTTCTTGTTGAATATAATGTTGCTGATTTAACTACTGACTATTATAATTATTATAATGTTGGTAATATCATTAATTATAAGAATAGAATATATATTGCTAATTATAATGAAAAAACTGATAACGATGATAGAACTTTAAATAATGGTAAAACATTAGAAGAGGCTGTTAAAGATATTACTATTAAACTTCGTAATAAAGCTGTTAATGCTTATTATAATGATTATACTACTGTTAATGCAGTTAGTGAAAAAGGTCCTTATTTTAAAATGGCTAGCCTTCAAATTACTGGTACTGCTGATTGGCAAATTAAAGATATTAATAAAGTATTCAATAATAATCAATATCCTTTTCGTACTTTTAGAACTTTATTTAATGATACAGTTATACAAGGTATTGCAGCACATGAATATTTAAAGATTAATTATAATGCTAAAATAAAAGTAGGTAGTAGAGGTAGTCATAATCTTAAAGAATATCTTGCTTGTCATTGTTTTATTATTCCTACAAGTTATAAATATGAAAATAATCAATCTGTTTATACTTTACCTAGTACAGTTAAAATAGCTTGTTATGTTTATAATGGAACTGGATTTACAGAAGATGCTGTATTTACTAGTGGGCAAGTATTATTTGGAGATACTATATTTGATATTGATAATTGTAAAATGAGAATTACTCATTCTATTATTGAGCCTAGTTATGATTTTAATGAACGTAAGAAAAATGATACTCTTATTCCCGGAGAAGTATATAACTTTTTTATTCATTTTGTTGATAAATATGGTGATGCTAGTAGAGGATATAAACTATCTAATAAAGATAAATATATAAATAATATTGTTAATGATGGTTCTCATTGTACTATAATTACTTTTAATTGGAATAATCAAGGTAATGGTAATATTCCATATTGGGCAGTTATTAGTGGAGATATTCCAATATCTACTATTAGTTCTAATGTTAAAAGATATATTGCTAATCATAAAATTGTAGTTTATACTGCTGAACCAATAAATAATTCTACTACTAATATATTACTTAATAGCTCTGGTGAACTTGAAGCTACTAATAAAGATGAACTATATACTCTTATATCTAATTACTTTATTGATTATCAAGATAAAGATGAATATAATGATTTATATGTTTATCAAATTATAAATAGTGGTAGTTATACTCCTTGTAGTAATCAAGTAATAGGTGCTATTGGCGTTGATAATGAAGCTAAATTTGGTTATTATGAAAATATTAATGGCGATGAACTATTTAGAATACCTGATTTGATATTTGATTCTGAAGTTGTTGGTGGTGAACATACTAGAGGTTTTGTGTATAATATGAATAATACTTTTAATAAGTTTTATATTCGTGCTAATATTGATACTACTTTATGGAATCAAATTAAAGAATTAGGTTATGTTGGATGGTTTATTAGTTATGAAAAAGTTGAACCTATTACTAGATATACTGGATTATTAACTAGAAAAGATTATTGTAATATAGCTAGTAATGTTACTTGGCAAAATGATAGTTGGGGTACAAAACCGGGTTTTGTAGCTAATAATTTTACTAGTGATAAATGTTATCTATATAGTGGTCGATTTGATATTGATGATAGCATTAAATATGATTTTAATATTATTCGTATTGATGGTAAATGTAAATTTGAACCTTATAAAGAAAAACATGATGTAGTTGATATGGTAGTTAATACTACCTATCCTTATAGTTATAATATGCCAGTTATAGGTGTTATTAGTAGAAATGAATATAAACCTATTAATAATTATAAACTAGTAGTTGCTGATAGTGTTACTGATAGTAGAGCTGGAAAAGGAACTGCTCTTGAAATGGATGATTATAAGGAATTACTACTTGATGCTGAAACTATGTTTCTAGCAACAGTTCTTAATTGTACTAAAAATATTTATACTAGCAAAGAAAAAGAACTTGTAAGACTTAATAACGTTTGCTATAATGGTGGAACTTATTCTATTGAACATGGATATAATGGTAGAATGACTTATGATGGCGTTCTTATTTATAATGATAATGGAGTTATAATGAACGAAGGCAATTATAAATTATATACTCCTACTAATAATCAATATTATTATAGTGGTGATGAACCATGTTGGCTTGATATCCCATTCAATGTTTATATTCAGTTTCCTTTATATAGTGATAAATTCTTTGAAAGTAAACGTTTTAATAATGAACCTAGTAAGATAGCTTTTAGTATTAAAGAAGAAACTGATAAAAAAAGTGTTGCTTTTGGTACATTTGTAGAACCTAAGAATAGTGTTGATTTATTTAAAGACCCTATTGGAAATGTTGACCAATATGTTCCTAAACTATTAACTCAATATCGTAATGATATTATTAATATTACTCGTTTTGATAAAACTATAAGACGTAGTAATATTATTCAAGATGAAAGTGAAGTTAATGCTTGGCGAATATTTCCTATTGAAGGTTATAAAAATATTACTGAAAATAAAGGAAGTATAACTAATTTAGTTGGTATTGGATATTATCTTTTAGTTCATACTCAACATAGTATGTTTATGTTTGATATAAGTGCTGCACTTAAAACTAGAGATGAAAATGTTCAATTATATCAACCTGATGCTTTTGAAGTTGATTATAAAGAAGTCTTTACTAGTGATAAAGGTTATGGTGGACTGCAAGATGATTTAGCATATATAGTCGGAGAATTTGGTTATATTTTTTATAATGATGATTTTCATAAACTTTATCAATTTGATGATGGTCAACTTAAAATAATGGATGAAGATATTAAATTATGGCTAGATAAATATCATCCTAATAAAGTTAGATTTGCTCATGATAAATTTAATAATCGTATTCTAATTAAATTTGATTATACTTATGATAATATTAATCCTAATACTAAAGAATCTATTATAGAATCACATAATGAAGTTATTAGTTTTAATTATAAAATAGGTAGTTTTATTAGTTTACATGATTATTATTTTAATAATGCTTGGTCTACTAAAACTAAATGTTACTTTCAAACTGAACATAACAATGATAGACTTAATTGTCCTCTTCATGTATTTACTCATGAATATAATTATGGTAGATTTAATACTCACATGGGCGATGATAGTAGAAGTCTATATTTAGTATCTAAACAAGAAGTTGGCGATGAACCTATATTAGTTCATAATAGTTATATTGATATTATAGTTAATGAATCTTATGAACTTATTAAATTTCTTGAATTTATTAAATATAAAGTATGTAAGATATATATTCCTATTTATAGTGATAATATTAATAATCCTGTTGATTTAAGAGAACATCCTTATGCTGGAGATATACTTCGTATATTTAATGAAGATAATGATACTGATGATATAGATATTAATATTGATAAACTTAATGAATTTAATAAGTATAAAAAACCGTGGTATGAACTTACTCAATATAACTTTAATTATTTCCGTAATGCTATTAAAGAACATCCTAATACAGTAAGTGATAAACTTCGTAGAGTATATGGTAATTATTTTGTAATTCGTTTCATATTTAATAATTCAGATAATAAGCGCATTGAATTTGAAAGTCTTGAATGTGCTCAAACTCAATTTAGAAAATTATGATACAGTATAGAGATAGACAAAGACAAAAAGCTTTTATTGGTGCTATTATTGGTGCAGCTGCTAGTATTGCTGGTGGTATAATTAAAGGTAATAAACAAAAGAAAGCTCAAGAAAAAGCCCAAGCTGAGGCTCAAGCTGCACAAGACCATAAAGATGCTTTACAAAATGCTCAAGCTTTAACTAGTGCTTATGCTAATCAAGATTATGTTGGTCAATATAACGATAAGCTTACTCTTAAATGTGGTGGTAGAGTTCGGCGTAAAGCTGGTTTCGGTACTGAGTTTGCTCAAGCTCTTCCCGGTTTAGGTAATCTTGCTAGTTCTATTACAGGAGTTCAAGGACTTGGTGAATTAGGTACTGCAATAGGTCAAGGTATTTCTGCTAATCAACAAATTAATGAAAATAAACGTATTGCTCAAGAAGCTGAACAACGTAAACAACTTCAAGCTGGTCAACAGCAACTTAATATTACTTCTGATAAAATGACTAATCCAATGACTATGTATCAACGTTCTAGTTTTATTAATAAATATAAATGTGGTGGACGTAGAAAAGCATGGATTGGTGCTGCTATTGGTGCTGCTGGAAGTTTAATTGGTGGTATGTTTGGAAGTAAAGGACAACAACCAATTCAAGTTAAACAAGCTGACCAAGCTAGTTATAGTGCTCCTAAAACTGGTCTTGAACGTCCTGAATGGATTACTAATGGTACTGTTCAACAACCTGTTATGCCTCAATCAGTATATCGAGATAGGCTAAATGTATATCGCTGTGGCGGTCATAAACGCTAATCTTTTGCTCTCTGTTGAATTATTATATATAGGTATGAACTATTAATCGACTGATAGGCTATCGTTCAACAGAGAGCCTTAAAATCAATCAAATTACAATTTCTCATTATATTATATAAAATGCCTAGAAAAGATAAAGTTATTCATATAAGTAATTTACCTAGTACATTTAGAGGTAATGTTACTCGTAATGGAAGATTTATTCAAAATGGTATTCCTCCACTTAGTGGAGCTTATGATAAAGTTGCTAAATCTACTGGTTTAATAAGACTTGGTAATGAATTTCTCTATAATGGTATAAACAATTTAGTATCTAAAGATAATAGAGAAAAATTAATGAATAATACTGCTGGTAGACTTATTAATTATGTTAAAGATTTTAATAAAGAATCTTTTCCTAGTGATGATGAACTTGGACCAACATTTCCATTTAATATTATTCAAACTCCTAGAAGTAATGGAAAAAAGCTTCTTCAAAAGCAATATGCTATTGGTGGTAAAATACCAAATGTAGTTGCTGGTGGTATTGCTCAACCTCTTGGTAATAATTTCTTTTATATGAATGGAAGAAAACATAGTCAAGGTGGTATTGATATTGGTCCTAGTGATAAAACAGGTATTGAAGTAGAAGACGGTGAAGTAGTTGAAACTAATGGAAATGAACTTAAAGTTTATTCTGCACAACCTATTATTAATGGTGTTAGTCCTGCTAAATTAGTTATGGGTGGGGCTAATCCTAATAAAGTATTTAAAGCTCAAGAAGATTTTAAAGATAGAAATAAAATTAATGATGACGGTACTATAAAAGCTATGGGTGGTTTAAGTAGAGATAAAGATTATGGTTCTAAAAAGAAACCTTATCCTAGTGTAGCTAAAAAAGATTTTGCTGGTGGACATAGAAGTTATCCTATTCCTACTAAAGCTGATGCTATTGATGCTTTAAGATTAGCTGGATTACATGGTAGAAATGATGTTAAAGCTAAAGTCTATAATAAATATCCTGAACTTAGAAAGAAAGGTAGTAATGGATTGATTATTAGTATTAGTGGTAATGTTAAGAATGGATTAATTCATTCTCCATCCTCTACGGGGGGTCTACGCGATAAATTTGCTGTTGGTGGAAATCGTATTAATCGTCATGGAAGAACTTGGGAATATGATGAAGATAATGGATATTATATTCCAATAACTGATAGAACTATTACTAGAACAAGTCCATATCCTATTGATAGATCTGCTAGAGGTGAAACTGTTTCTGGTTCTGAATATACATTTAGAAATGGAAGATGGCATAAAAATAAATCTAATACTTTTAATGATAATCCTACTAAAAATTCTAAAGTAGATAATGGAAATCGTCGTCCTCAATATTATGCAGAACGTGAACTTCCTTTATTTAATGATGGACCTGCTATTACTAGTGGTCTTGTTAAAGCTGGTTGGAGTCATGGTAATAATAAAAATATAACTGTTGATAATACTAATATTCCAAATTTACCTACTACTAAATCTAAAGGGAATACCCCCCGTAGAGGAAGGAATAAGTCAAGTCAATCAGTTCAATCTAGTTCTACTAAAACACCTCCTACTGCTACTTATAATCGTAATCTTCCTACTATAGAAGCTAGTATTCCTACTACTTTACCTGTTTCTACTAATATTCCTGCTAAAGGAACTACATCTTTTGATGGTAAAGGTCAAGGTAAATTTAAAAATCTTACTACTGCTGATTGGATTGGACTAGGTAGTAATGTAGCTGGTAGTTTAGCTAGTTATTTTGTTAGTAGAAGAGCTATTAATAAAATGAGAGGTCCAGGTCAACCTACTCTTATTAGTGCTAATAAACTTAAAACTAAATATAATATTAATCCTCAACTTGATAGAATTAGAGAAGATAAATTTGAAGCTTATCGTGATATTGATTCTAATACTGCTAGTAGTCGTGTAAGTTTAGCTCGTAAACAACGAGTTCGTAATGCTGCTGGTCAAGCTGCTAACGAACTTTATGGTAATAAAGAAAATATAGAAACTAATCTTATTAATCAAGATAGACGTAATCAGCAAAGTGTTCGTCAATTTAATGCTCAACAATACAATCAATATATAGATAGAAAAGCAGCATTTGATAATGGTATTAGAGAAGCTAAAGTAACTAATATTAATAATTTATTTAGTGGAATTAATGCTGGTATTCAAGATATGATTAGTAGATATGAAAATCGTAAAGCTTTAAATAATACTATTGGTGCTATGAGAGCATCTGCTCCTAATGTAGATGATAGAATTATGCGAGATGCTGGAGTTGATTATGATGAATTTATTATTCGTAAACGTAGAAAACTTGGAGGAAAACAATCATGCCGATAAACTTTTATACTCCTACTTTTAGACAACAAGTTAATCCTATTGACTTAAATGTCTTAGCTAGAACTTATAATACTCTTGAACAAGGTCATCAACAAGCTATTCAAACTAAATCTCAGATTGATGCTCAACTTGCTCAATTAGATTTAAATGAAGCTGAAGATGCTTGGCGTCAAGAACAACTTAATAAAGTTCGTAATGCTCTTACCGAAAATATGCAATATGGTAATGCTTATTCTAGTCTTGATGATATAGTTGGAACTTATGGAGATATAACTTCAAGTCCCGGAATGATTGGTCGTTTACGTGCTCAACAAGATTATAAAGCATATATGGATAATCTTGATAAACGTACTGATTTATCTGAAGATTATAAGAATTATTATCGTACAGTTAATAAATATAATTATCAAGATATAACTGATAAGAATGGTAATGTTATTGGTGGAAGTAAATGGACTCCTATTGATAAAGAAGTTTCTGAAATTCCTATGAATCAGATACTTAATCAAGCACTTCAATGGGCTGCTAAAGAACAAGGCGGCGGTAGTCAAACAAGATGGCTTGATGCTAATGGAAAAGTTACTGATGATATTACTAAATCTGTTACAGGAGAGATTTATTCTCATACTAAAGGTGATTGGCAAAGATTAAGTAAAGCTAAACTTGCTGAAGCTGTTAAAGCTGTTATTGAAAATACTCCTGGAGCTAAAGCTAGTCTTGAACAAGATTATAAGATTGCTAAATGGAAATATGACCAAAATGGTAATAATCCTGATATAACAGATAAAAATGGTATTCTACTTACTCCTGAACAGTATCTTGCTAAACGTATTGACCCTTTCTATAATGCTGCGACTTTTTATAATCAAAGTAGTAATACTACTTATGGTGAAGCATGGAAAGCTCAATTAGCTTTAGCTAAACAAGCTGGACTGGGAAGTACAACTCAAAGAAAACAAGCCATTGATAATCTAACTTATAAAGGTACTCCTGTTCGTATTGATAATTTTATGCCTGCTCAAGCTCAAGCTGAAATTACTAGTAATAGACAATCAATAGCTGGATTACTTAACAAATATAATCCTGATATTAATATTGATTTAGCAACTGCTAACCCAGATGTTATTAGAAATAGTATTATGAGTAATATTAGCAATCCTACTGATAGAGCATATGCGCTTAGTTATCTTAATGATATTATTGATAATCAAGAATATATTAATAATCTTAAAGTTGGTAAATCTCAAGATAATATTGATGGATTTGATACTTATAATTCTATTATTAGTTTGAGTGACTTACCTTCTAATAAATATTCTGACACATATAGTAAATATGTTAATCAGATATTTGGAGATAGTTCTGCTATTAGACAATACTTTAATAATGATGATGTTTATAATTCATTTATTAATGCTATTGGTGGAGAGAAAAAAGCTGCTAGTCTTGGAGTAAGATTTGGTTCTGATGGTAATGGTTATAGATATGCTGAATTACCTAAAGATTATCATAAATCTATTTATAGTTTTGGTAAAGCTGTTAAAGAAGCTGAAGATACTAGAAATCCTTTAAATGCTTTTCTTAATTCTGCTAAGACTAGATTTTTTGGATATGGTGATAAATTTGTTAGAGTTGATTCTAATGGTGAAGAACATCATGCTGGGTTACCAACAGGCAATAAAGAACCTTATATTGGTTTAATTGATTATGTTGATTCTCTTAAATCTAAAAATGATGCTGTTCTTGATGGTGGTCAAATAACTTCTTCTACTATTGGTATATCTGCAATGACTCCTGAACTTGCTGAACTTAATTTTGTTATGAGTTCTAATCCAGAAGCTGCTAGTAAATATTCTGCTCAAAAGAAACAATTAGAAGAACAAGCTATGTCTGCTATTAAAGCTGGTATTGATTTAACTCAAGGAGAATCTTATATTACTAGTGAAAATGGAATATTTGAGCCTATGTCTTCTGAAGATAGAAAAGCTTATACAGCTTATCTTAGAAGTGCTAAAGAAAATGAAATTACTCCTACTATTGTTCGTGACCCAAAAACTGGGGATGTTGGAGTTCAAATTAATATTGCAGGCTACTATGATACAGAAGGTAAACTTAAAAGAGAACCTATTACTTTACTTGTAGGTAGTGGTGCTATTGATAGTTCTATTATTCAATCTTGGAATCAAGATACTAGTTGGAGAGCTGCTGGTAAAGTAGAAAATTACTATAATGCTAATAGACCTATTTCTCTTACTAATAATGCTGCATTTACTGGAATTGATAAATTTAAATTAGTACCTAATGGTGAAGGTTTTAATTTAATTAATTCTACTAATAATCAAACTATTGGTTTAGTAAGTAAAGAAAATGCTGTTGATATTGTAGATAATTTATCTCAATGGGAACAAACAGTTACTGCTGTTAAAGCTGGAATGGCTGTAGATGAACAAGCTGTACAAGCTATTCAACAAAATGTTGCTACTAAACTTGCACAACTTAGTGGTAGTACAGATCCTTATGTTATTCAATATTACTATGATGAATTAACTAATAATCTATATTAATATGGATGTATTAAAATTTCTACAAGGTGGTAATAAAACACCTAATCCTGAATATAATCCTAAAACTAAAAAGGGGGCTGTTCAGCCTCCTACTTTAGTTGATTACAACCCTGGCACTTCTATTAGTGACCAGGGTCGTAGTCGTTTATTTAGTCGTATTGCTGGACAATCATACAATCTTAATCAATATGATATAGACAAATATGCTCCTTATGATGTTTATGTTAATCCTGTTGATGACCCTGAAAAACTAGATAAAGAACGTGCTGTTAATCAAAGTAATTGGGAACAAGGATTAAGAATGATTGGACAAATTGGTAATGAGATTACTGTTGGTACAGCTATTGGTTTTGCAGATTTAGCTGATGCTTTCTATAATATGGTTAGTAATAGTCCTAATGATTATCAATCTGAAATAAGTTCTGAACTTGAATCTTTAAAAGAATCTATTAATGAGCGTTTAGCTATATATAGAGAAAATCCTAATGCTGCTTTTGATATTGGAGATTTTGCTTGGTGGGCTAGCAATGCTCCTAGTATAGCTAGTTCTTTAACTCTTATGGTTCCTAGTACTGGTCTTGCTAAAGGTGTTTCTTTATTAGGTAAAGGTATAAAGTTTAATAAATTAGCTAATAAAATGGCTAATGCTATTAATATGACTCAAAAGAGTAGAGCCATTACTGGTAGAATAGCAGAAGCTACTGCTATTGGAGTTCCTTCTCGTTATCTTGAAAATTATCAAGAAGCTAGACAAACTTATAATGATATTGAAGATTATTCTAAAACTCAACTTGCTAATATGAATGATAAACAAAGAGAAGAGTTTTATAATAATAATCCTAAATATAAAGATATGTCTGATGAAGAAGTAGCTAAAGATATTGCTAAAAATAGTGCTGATATTACTTTTGCTGAAGATTGGGCTAATGTTCTTTTTGACGTATGGCAAGTTTATAGTTTAAAGAATTTATGGAAAAATGCTTTAAGTGGTAATACAACTAGTTCCAGACTTAGAAATTTAAATACTGCATTTAATAGTAATATTGATGATGCTGCTGCAATTACTAACGCTTTAAGTAATAAAACTACTAAACAAGCTATTACTAGTACATTAAAAGATATAGGTGATGATATTCTTCATGGTGTTAGAGCTGAATGGACAGAAGGGGTTGAAGAAGCTATTAATTATATAGCTAGTCAAGATGGTTTATATAATGGTAAAAAAGTATTTGATAAAGATATTCCTCAACAAACTATTAAAGATTATCTTCAAGACCCAATGTTATGGGAACAAGCATTTTGGGGTGCTCTTGGTGGTGTTACTTTTAGTAGTGTTATGAATAAAGCTGGAGAGTTTATTAATAAACGTCTTGATAAAGATTGGACTTCTGCTGAAAAACAAAGAGAAAACGAAATTCTTGGTCGTACTGCTACTTTTCAAGCATATCAAGAAAGACTTAATAGTATTGCTAATGGTAAAAATCCATTTATAACTATTACTGATGAAAATGGTCAACAGGTTAATCCAGATATTATTACTGGTACTGAAGAAGAACTTCGTAATATAGCTGAAAAAGAATATATGGATAATATTATTATTAATTCTATGAACGCTGGTAATTTAGGACTTCTTGAAAGTTCTATTAATAGTAAAGAATTTAATGATAGTATTACTAATAAACTTGGATTACAACAACAAGATAGTAATGAACTTATTAATAGATTTAAAACTGAAATTAATAATCTTAAAAATGAATATAATACTACTTTAAATAAAGTTAATAGACTTGGTGGCGGATTTGAAGTTGGTCGTATTATAGCTACCCAAATGGTTCATGCTCGTAATCGCCAAGAAAATTATAATAATCTTCTTAATTGGGCTAATGATGTTTTAAATCAAGATATTACAAATAATCATATTGAAGATGTTGATATTAATTCTGCAAAGAATGGTATTTATCAGCATATTATTAATAGTATTCAAAGAGATATTAAAACTATTCAAGATAACGCTGCAATTAATAATTCTGTTAAACAAGAACGTATTGCTCAATTAAATGAACGTCTAGATGCTATTAATAAACTTTATACTCCTATCGATATTGAAAATAAAAATGATATTCAATCAGCTATTCAACTTCAAAAACAATATAATGAAGTATTTAAAGATTTAGCAGAAGTTGTTAATGCTGAGATTAATGTTGAAGTTAATAAAAATCAACTTAATCTATCTGATGATAATATTAAATCTCGTATAACTTATCTTAATAACTTCTTTGATAATAGTCGTAAAAAGATTGTTAATAAAGCTATGGACGATTTACGTAATGCTTATAAACAATATGGTAAAGAATATGTCAATTCTGTTATTAAAGATGCTAATAATGGTGATAAACCTAATATAGATAAAGTTATTAGAGATACTTATGCTGCACTTGATTTAAGTTCTAAAGGTAATGAACATCTTAAAAATACAATAGAACAATTAGCTGAGATTGCTGAGATTGAAAACGATGTTAATAATACTCCTAAAGAGGAAGAAGTTGCTCCTGTTAATCCTGATGTTAATGAAGTTAATGAAACTGATACAGATGATACTAACTCATCTCCATCCTCCACGGGGAGTATAGCGGAGCGAAGCGAAGCGGTTCCTAGTGAGCCTACTAATACTGAACAACCTCAATCTCAAACTGAACAACCAATTTCTCAAGAACCTATTAGTACTCCTAAACCTGAAGTTACTAATACTTTACCAGATGATGAATTTGAACGCGGTCAAATAGGTACTGATTTGGTTTATGAAAGTATAGCTGATTTAGAAGATTCTCTTGGACATGAATCTACTAGTAGTGATTTACTTAATGCTAGACAATCTATTATTGATAAACTTACCACGACTGGATTTGAACAAACAGAAGCTACTGAAATAGTTAACAATGCTATTGATGGTCTTACAGGTGGTAGTTTATATAGTTCTGTTCAAGATGATAGTACAAGACATTTATTACTTAATGCTACTTATGCTACTATAACAGGTAATAATAAAAATATTGAAGCTGTTATGGATGATTTTGCTAATAGTATTGATAGTGAAGGTAATACTAGAGGTAAAATAGTAAATGGTAAAGTATATCTTAGTATTGGGCAATTAGTTGAATATATAGATAGTATTACAGGAAATAAAATAATTAAAAATTATTTGTTTAATCAAATAAAAAACTATCTTTACAACAGCACTAATAATCAAGGCAAATATCGTGCTACTGATGAATCAACTATTAAGAAACTTAATGCTAGACAATTTGTTCAATATGTTGATAATATTGCTAAAGAACGTCTTGAAAGACTTCAAACTGAAAATACAAATAATGTTAATCTTGGATATATAGTTGATAATGAAAATGTTAAAGCATTTACTTCTATTAAACAAGGTGATTATTTAGATGCTGAATATGACAATAAAACTAAACGTATTAATATTCTTACTAATGGAACTATTGTTGGTTATATAGGAGTTCCTAATATTGATAAGTTTGGTAATTATGATATGGTTAATCAAGGTTGGAAATATAATATTCATGCTGAAAATGGCCAAGTTATTTCTCCACTTAAAGATGCTTTAATTAGTATTCTTGATGGTGATAGATTTGACGAAGAATTTATTGGTCATTTATATGAACTTGCTGTTAAAGAAGAAGTTACACAAGAAGAACTTGTTAATCTATTTAAAGAATTTGAAGTTAAATATCCTGATATTGTTAAAAACTTTACTACTCCTGTTGCAAGTTTTGATTTAGCTGGACATCTTGTTAATCTTACTAAATATATATTTAATCAACCTTATGAAAATAGTCATGAAGCCAGTATTAATCGTTGGTTTAATAATCTTCTTAATAGTTATGACCAAGCTATTACAATAGTAAAAGGTGATTTTAAAGGTAAGATTAGAGCTGTTAATGTTAAATATGGAGTTCTTAATACTATTGATGATGCTAATGGCGATTGGAATGATATACAAGAAACTGTAGTTAATTATGATGAAAATACTAACAAACTTGGTGTAGTTGTACAAGGTCAAGTATATCTTAATGGAGAAAGTAAACCTACTATTATTGAAAATCTTACTACTAATGGTATGCCTGTTATTAGTATTCCAAGTAGTGATGGTACTTCTCTATATGCTTTTTGTAAACAAGTTCCATTAAATAGTAATCTACTTAAAGGTGATGCTCGACGTATTACTAATTCTATTAAGAATGAAGTTAATAATCTTTGTAGAGATTATATTAGTGGAAAAATAAGTTTTGGTGAACTTAAACAAAGTCTTGGAGATATATTTGGAAATAATAAACTTATTAACGGAGATAGAAATAATGGACTTCAAATTAGTATTAATCCTACTAATATAGGTTTTTATGTTAAAGGTGCACATTTTAATGGTAAAGATTATGCTTTTACTATTAATTCTGATGCTGGTAATTATAAACGTAATATTATTATTAATTCTCCTTATGTTGTTAATAGTGCTTTTAAAATAGGTAAAAGCTATGGTATTAATGCTAGTACTATTGATGAATTAGATAATGCTCTTCGTCCTGTTATTGATGAAATGTTTAACTATGCTCAATTTGCTATTAGTAAAGATTTTATTAATGATAGTACAAAAACTAATGATAAAACTAATAAATATATTTATCGTGAAAATGGTAAAACTATTATAAATATTGATGGTAAAACTTATAGTTATAATAGTTATCAAGATTTTATTATTAGTAATGGTTTAGTTAGAACTAAATTAGCTAATACTAATACTAATGAAACTGCTGGTAATTGGCAAATAGATATTCATTCTAAACTCGATATTACTTATGAACTTGAGGGTAGACCCCCCGTGGAGGATGGAGCAATACCTGAACAGCTATCAGAGTTCATGTTAGATGATACTCTTAATGCTATTAATTTTAATGCTTTTGAATCTGCTATAACTGCTAAGAATTTAACTCGTGGACTTAAAAAGTATTTTGCTAATGACCAAACTGCTATTGATTATATTGATTCTCTTCAAAAGATTGGTATTTTACCTAAAAATATTCAAGTTGTAAATAGTATTACTGATAATAATGGTAATCAAGTTAATGCTGTTTATCATCGTGATACAGATACTATTGAACTTAATAGTTCTGCTATTGCTGGTCAAAGAGTTTATCGAGTTGTTAATATTATACTTCATGAAAGTTTACATAGACAACTTTATACTAAATATAATACTGAACAAGCTCTTGCTTTAGTTAAACCTATATATGATAAATTTAAAGCTTGGCTTGATATTCAAGATGATGCTACTAAAGAAAGACTTAAACCTTATCTGTTTGAGAATTTTAATACAAGTGAAGCTCTTGAAGAATTTCTAGTTGAAAGTATTACTAGTAATGCTCTTATGACTGCACTTAATGAAATTAAATATGATAATAGAAAAGTTAATAAACATAAGACTTTATTTAGTAGACTTCTTGAAGTTATTGCTGATATGTTAGGTATTAATATTAATGAAGATAGTTTATTAGCTGCTGCTAGAGATGCTTATAAAGCTATTAAGAAAATGCCTAAAGAAAGTAATCAAGAAGCTATTCAAGAAACTTTTCAGTTTGAAGAAGAAACTGCTAGTACAGAACAAACTGAAAATCCTAATGAAGATAACAGTCAAGATTATAATTATAATAATGATAGTCTTAATGATGGACTTGATATGTTTAGTAGTGTTGATGATGATGTGGTGTCAAATATGGCTGAATTAACTAGCCGTTTACCAATAGACCAACAGTCCGAATTTGCCACTTTGCTTGACACAGGGCGCATCAGTTTTAGCTGTATGTAGAATTAATCGAGCAAATATAAAAGTCGCTTAAAACGAAAGAAAACAGCCTCTATGACGATGTAATAAAATTTTACTTTACATTAGTCATAGAGGTATTGCTATTAATCAATTTAAACTTAAATATAAACTTATGAGCTGTGGAAATATTAAACTTGTAGGATATAATAATCTTAATAACATTATTATTAAAGAACATGGTTCTAATAATGCTGATTATTATAGTCTTATAGCTATGGTTGAAGACCCAATCTTTAAGAAGATTATAGCTGATAAAGGTATTAATGTTAAAACTTCTGGAAGACAAGCTTATAATGCTCTTCTTGAAGCTAGAGCTATTAAACTTCGTAATATGGACGATGTAGCTTCTATTGCTGAAAAAGAAGAACGTGGTTTGTTTAGTACAATTAAAGCTAGAGATACAGCTATTACTTATATGGCTGATATTATGAATAAACTTAGTTTTAATTTTTTATATAATGGCGCTCCATTAAATTTTAATGAAATTAAAAAACGTACTAATGAAACTGTTATTAATGCTGGACTTAAACGTGCTAAGAAATTAGCTGGAAGTGATGAAGCTAAAAATAATGAACTTAATAGTTTTATTAATAATCCAAGTCCTGCTATTAAAATTAATGGTCTTGGAGCATTTTTTCGTAAATATGGTGATGCTCAAGATTTTAATTATGGTGCATTACTTCGTTCTTTAACTAATACTGAATTTAATGAAGCTCTTTTTAATAATAAAAATGTAGCTAAACTTATTAAACGAGATGAATTATATCAAACTACTGATTATGAAGAATTAGGCGGTTATCTTGATGAAACTTCTACTGAAGGTGATGAAAATAGTATAGATGATGGTATTGATTTAATGACTCAACTTTGGAATTTAAGTATTGGTGAAGTTAAAGATTTTAATAAACACGTAGAAGAAATTATTAAATATCATCTTGCAAGTTTACCTAAACTTACTTCTAGTATTAGACTTGATAATGGTAGTTATTCTTTTGATACAGATAATGAATTAGGAGTTGTTACATTTGTTAATCCTGATTATTTATCTAAAATATTATATGCTAGTGCTGATACTAGTAATGTAGATAATTTTATAGCTAGTCTTAAACGTATATCTGAAACTATTCCAAATTGTGAATGTTTAATTCAATTACATGATTTACTTAGCAAAAATAAAGTATTTGCTAATAAGTATATGATGGTGTTTAATAAACCTATTATATCTAAAATTGAAACTTATATTCAAACTGATTCTAATGGTAATAGTTATGTTCGTGCTCGTGTAACTAATCCTAATACTGATTCTCGTACTATTTTACAGAATACTTTTTATAATAATGTTAAGAATAATATTATTACTAATCGTGTTCCTACTGCTCGTGAAAAGTTTCGTATATATGATAGATATAAAAATACTCCTCATGCTAATCTTTATTTATATGATGCTTTTAAAGAAATATTTCCAGATATTAATCAAGCTAGTTTTAATTTAGCTATTGTTAAGATTGGTCGTGTAGCTATGGCTAATAATCTTATTAATTTTGCCAATGTTATTAATCGTACAGTTGAAAATTATAATAAATATGTAGAAGCGCTTAAAAAGGATAAAGAAACTAAAATGCCTGATAGTTTTATTAATAGAGGTGATACTTCTATTATATATCAAATGGCTGATGTTTTTAAAGATATTATTTATATTCCTGTTGAACTTAATTCTCGTAATCCCGAAGGTAATTTAAGTTCTGATGTTATTAATAGAAGTTTTATTACTAATATTGCTAAAATAATCAATGATGATAAATCTACTGTTGAAGAGCAAAACGCTATGGTTGAAGCTTATGCTAAACAAAAGTTTGCTAGTCATCAATATGATTATAGTAATTTACTTCTTGAACATAGAGATAGTAATGGTAATATAATTAATTATGGATTGTTTAGAAGAATTGGAAATGGAACTCCTAAACTTACCGAATATGCTCGTAGTATGTTTAAAACTTCTCTTCTTAATGGTATTAGTGAATTAGATAATAATAATAATGACTTATATCGTAGTATGAGTGACGGTGATTATTTAATTACTGCTATGGGATTATTTATGACTGATATTAATAATTCTGAAACTCCTACTGCTAATTATTTACTTCCTATACCTAGTGATGCTCCTAAAAACTTTACTATTACTGCTCCTAGATATAGTCTTGCTGGATTACGTAGTCAACTAGAAGATGGAACTAAAATTATAAATAGAGAACATCCATTATTTAAACAATATTATAATATAGCTATTCAAGAACTTACTAATATGGCTCAAGCTGTTAATGTAATGTTTAAGACTAATGCTAATGGTAATCCTATTTTAACTAATGGAGATTTTGAATTTAGTGATACTTATAATAATAAACCTGAACATTTTTATAATCAATATCATAAAGATGGAAAAGGTAATGTATTTATTACTAAAGATGGACACAAAGTTTTAGCTGGTAGAGTATTTAGTTTTAAACGTTTAGTTAGTAAAATTACTCCTAATAGTAATGGAGCGTTTAATGAACTAATTGGATATGGTAAGACTATTGACATCCTCTACGGGGGGTCTACACGTGGACTTAGCTATGTTAATAATCAAGTAGTTCTTAATGGAGAACAACGTGTTGCTCTTGAAGATGCTGTTGCTGATTGGTTAAATGAATATATAACTAATGGTTATAAAGAACTTAAAAATAAATATGGTACATTTATTGATGATAGGATTAATAATGAATCTTTAGCTGAATTTCTAGTTAATGATTATCTTGTTAGAGATAGTATGTACGATATGTATGGTGGTGACCAAAGTTTTTATAAGAATGGTCAAGCTATTCTAAAACGTATTAAAGAAGTACAAGCTAGTGGTAATCCTTTTGGTAATACTGATTTTACTAAAAATGATTTAGATATAGCTACTGATTTATATGATATAACTATTAAAGGTAATGCTGTTACTGTTCCTTATACTGTTAATGGAGTTACTAAACGTAAAAAAGTAGTTCTTCAAGATAAATTTAGGGGTGTTACCATTTATAATACTTTTAAAGCTTCTGATAAAGTTGTTATTGATAGACTCGATGACCAACTTAAAAAAGCTGGACTTGATAAAAAAGACAGAGAAAGAATACTAGAACCGTTTAAAGGAGGAGTTAATGCTAATGATGCTCAATCTTATATTACTCTTGAAGAATGGATTCGTCGTATTACTGCTGCTGGTGAATTAGATAAATATGCTGGACTTATTCAAAGTCTTACAGATGATACTCCAATAGATAAAATTGATTGGACTAAATTTGCTAATAAAGTTCAAATTCAAAAGAATTTCTATTATGATTTATATTATGATACTACTGTTGGTATTGAAGTTCCTAGACAAGTAAAAAATGCTGAGTTTGTTCTTATTCCTAAACTTATTAAAGGAACAGAACTTGAAAAAGTTTATAATATAATGACTAATAGAGGTATTCATCAAATTAATACTGTTGAAACTGTTAAAGTTGCACAACATAACAGAATGACACTTTGGAATAATGATGGTGTTTTAACTGATGAAGCTCTTAAAGAATTTGATAATAATGTATTTGATAATTCTGAACTATTTAGTTATAATTATCTTTATCGTCAGCAAGAAGTTCCTCAACATATGGTTGATGCTAGTAATAAAGCTGCTATTCAGATTATGAAGAAAATGCTTGATAATCTTCCTAATCGAACTGAACTTAATGACCTTAAGAGTAAAGTATTTAGTAACTATGTAGCTAATATTAGAAATAGTTTTGAAAAAACTTGTGCTGAACTTGGTATTGGATTAGATGATAATGGTCATATTGATTTAAATTCTAATGGTACTATTAAAAATCTTAATCGTTTTGTATTTTTTGATAGATTTAAAGAAAATGCTCAACAACAAGGAGTTGAAAAAGCTCTTCTTGAGTTTTTCGATTTAGATAGTGCTGGATTTAATAATCTTCCTTTATTCTTATCTAATATTAATAGTAAACTTGAAAGTATTGCTAATAGTTATTTTAATACTAATATTACTAGACAACTTATTAGTGGTTGGCATGCTGCTCAGTTATCTGATTTTGGTTTTAAAGTTGATAAACAAACTCAAACAGATAGTAAACTTCAATATAAAAAGATTGGAGAAGTTGATGGTACTCCTGTTTATTATACTGAAATTAAACTTCCTAGATGGAGTAGTAAACTTAAAGGATTAAATATTGAACAAGTTCCTGATAGCTTACGTACTATGATTGGTTATCGTATTCCTACTGAAGGTAAACAATCTATATGTATTATGTATGTTAAAGAGTTTCTTCCAGATGCTTATGGTAGTACTGTTGTTGTTCCTGATGAATGGGTTACTCAAACTGGTTCTGACTTTGACGTTGATAGTGTTTATGGTATGTCTAAAACATTTAATCTTGTTAAAGGTATTCCAACTGAAATTACTCATGCTAGATATACTAAAGATGAAGTAGGATATATTAATTATATTAAAGATAATGTAGATAAAGCTAGTCGTAAAATTCTTGGTAAGACTTATAATAAACAAGGTAATATTAGAGCTTCTTTAAAAAATAGCGAAGATGCTATTAATGCTACTCTTGAAGGTTATAATGGCAATCTTAAAGTTGTTGAAAAAATTGCTAATGATGGTGGACTTAAGTCTTATGAATCATACTTGAAACTCCCCGTGGAGGATGTAAGTAGTCAAGCTGCTAGAACTAATGCTATTATTCAATCATTTATTGATATACTTAATAATCCTGCTGCATTTGAAGAAAATACTACTACTTCTAACTTTGAAAATGTCAAAGAAGCTAATGAAACTTATGCAGAAATAGTTGGTGCTAATAAAACAACTGTTGCTCCTAGTGATTTCTTTACTCAACTTGATTGGTTTGATGCTGCTACTTCTGGTATTAAACTTAAAGGTATCAGTGTTAATAGAGATACTTTTATGAGTATTGGTAATGTTACTAAAGCTAATCATAGCGAAGGTATTAAAGTTATGTATACTACTGATGTAATTAGTGAGCAAGAAGCTGTTAATAGATATGGTAAAGAAAATGTTGAAACTATTGGTAATAAACATATTCGTATTACTCATAAAAATTTTGGTTGGTCTGGAGATGATAAGAATGTTGATGGTTATTTGATTAATCCTTATAGTTCTCAGACTACTGCTCATATTCTCGATGTTATGAAAGAGGGGGCTATACATAATGAAAATACTTATACGTTTAATGCTTTCAAAACTATTGTTGACTTTGGAAGTAATTATGATACTGCTATTGGATTTATGTGGCAACCTGCTATTGATATACTAGTTCGTAAATGGAAAGAAACTAATAGTGTTCTTGCTGAAGGTTCTAGAAATCCTCTTACTGAAGCTATTAGAGAAATTGGTCATACTCTTGGTTTTGGTAAAAAGATTGATTTTGTTGGACGTAGAAAGCTAATTGAAACTATTGATAAAAGTTATGGTGAAACATTTAAGAAATTATTTAATTTAAGCGTTTCTGACGCATTTTCATCACCTGACCTTATCTTTTCATCATCCGCATATAAATCTCGTCTTAGAGGGGAAATGAATGGTGTTCAGCAGGCTCTATTCGACCTTTATGTTCTAGCACAATTCAACCGACTAAACTCAATCGGGCAGGATATAAGTAATAATCTTAATATTCTTACAGCTGATAAATATGGTGCTAAACAAAGTTTTTATGCTAGTGATAAAGTATTTAGAGATGCTAGAACTGTTATTGAAAATAGTAATATTTATGCTCCATCCTCTACGGGGGGTCAAACCTTGCTGTTAGAAAGTGTATTTCCTGATATTAGTGGTGGTATAGATGCGTTTATTAAATCAGATATATCTAAAAGTAGTTATCCTAGTTTAGCTGCATTTTTACAAATGAGTACTGCTCTTAGTGTTAAAGCTACTCAACAAGTATTTGAAACTGCTAATCCTGTATTTATTGATTATGTATATAGAATAGCAGAATGGACTAAAGGTGGAATAATGACTGAAAAGTTATATAATGACTATAAAGATTATCTTATTAATAAACTAGAAGTAGGTAATAATGGTAGTTCTTATCTTAATTTACCTGTTACTATTGTTAATGGTGATTTTGTTCATTCTAAATATATTAAAGAATATGGTACTGGTCAATCTAGAGCTTTAGAAGTTGGTAGAGTTAGTGGTACATTAGTTAATATTAAAACTGATGATGTTGTAGTTAAAAATATATTTGAACCTACACAAACTGAAATTGATGTATTTGCTAGACTTACTCCTGCTCAGAAAGTTGATTGGATTAAACGTAATTTTAGTCAAGATGGTAGTGTATTTGAACATATTGAAATAGTTGCTAATGATGAAAGAAATAATCGTCGTAATGTAAATATTCAATATATTAATTACATACAAGGTGATATTACTAATGATGAAGCTCATAGATTATTTGATAGAGCTTGGAATCATCCTAATCCTCTTATTAAACTTACTGCTCTTGATTTAGTTAAATATGCTTTTATTGTTGAAGGGCATAAATTTAGAACTAGAAATGTTAGTAGACTTATAAGTAATACTCCCCTTAGAGGATTGAGTGATAATGGAATCGCTATTGGAGATATTGCTATGAAAGGTATTAATAATTATGGTTTTATTGATAAAGATAATATTGAAGATATAATTGGATTTATTCGTAAGAATTATAATAGTTTTAATTGTCCTACTTATACATTTAAAAGACTAGGTGAAAATATTAATTATGTTCTTAATAAAGATAATATTATAATTATCAATAGTGATGAAAATCTTGAAAATATTGGAATATCTAGAAACGGTGATTATGTTAATGTTATTAGAGTTAATAAGAATTTATACATTAAAGGAACTTATGATAATACATTAGCATATTATCCTATTGATAGACTTGAATCATTTGAAACTTATAATAATATAGAACCTAGTATTATTGCTAATAATAATTCTCATAAACCTCTTGCTGTTTTACTTTATGAAGGACTTACTCAACAAGAAAAAAGAGATAAATTTATAGACGGTATTAAAGATAATATTAATGAAGCTGTAAATAAAGAGTATAAAGAAGTTCCTGAGCTATATAGTAAGTATATATCTAATGAGTATTTTCAACCTTTTATGAATACTCCTTTTGAAAATAATACTATATATACTATTAATGATAAACTTTATCTTAATATTAATGGTACTACTGCTGTTAATATGAATAATGATTTAAAACAATATAAAACTAAGTATCCTAATATTGAAGATAACAAACTTGGTTTATTTATTGAAATTAATCAAAATGAAATAGATAGAGTTGTAAATAGAAGTGATAGATATAGTAGTGTTGATGACCAAACTCCTATTGGTAGATTTGCTAAAAATGCTAGTTTGGTTATTTCACGTGCTGTTCGTCATGGTCAACCTGCTGCTCAAAATGTATTAAATGCTCTTAATAATGCTGAAATTAATTATCTAGATAGTAGTAGTCTTTCTGATAATTCTGAATTTTCATTATCAGTTATTGCTAATTATATAGATGTTGAAGCTAATAATATTCTTAATGATATTAATCGTTTTATTAAGATTGACGGAATTGATAAACCTATTAATGATTCTGATGTTATTGGTAAAGTTCTTAAAGATGAACAACTTCAAAATCGTTTTTTAGATGTTATTCTTAGTGCTAATACGTTTAAGAATAAATATAAACTTATTAGCGAAATTGATATTGATAGTACAAATCTTGATGATAAAACTAAAGAGAATATTAGAAAGATTCAAAAATTAGTTAATCAAATAGATGCTAATACTACTGTTCATTCTGCTAGAAAGAATTGGTTTGAAAGATGGATTCAATTACGTACTACTAATCCTAATTATATAAGCGGATTAATGAAAGAATTTGATGCTTATGGTGATACTGGATTTATGGATTATTGGATACAAGATATTCGTGCTAATCGTAACTTTGTATTGCAGAATATTCTTAAAGATGTAATGGGTACAGTAGAAGAAGGTCGTCTTAATGGTATTAAAGAATCTAATGACTTTAGAAACTATCTTAAAGAACTTAAATCTAGAGCATCTAAAGATGGTAAATCTGTTAGTCTTAATAATATAATAGATGATAATGGTAGACTAATTCAACCTAATAATCCTATTTGGGAAGAAAAGATGAAGAAGTATCGAGATGCTGCTATTGAAGCTGAACAAAAATTTGGTACTAATAGTGTTGAACATCTTATTGCTTTATCTAATAAAGCTAAATTTATTGATATGACTACTATTCATCAACTTAAACCTATTATTGTTCAAGATGAAGATGGTAATGATGTTACTATAGAATATTCTAGTTATATAATAAATCTTGAAAGAAGTCTTTTAGGACTTAAGAAAAATGATAATGGTATTCCTAAAGAGTTTGCTGAATATAAACAACTTAATGGTAAAATTAGAGATATTTTAAGTCAAGCAACTGATAATATTACTACACAAAGTCAAGATGAAGAACTTGGACGTATCTATTCTCAAATTGATAGTCTAACTAGTTTATATGATGAAGATGGTAATAAGAAATCTGGATATGATTTACATGTTGCTGAAAGACTTAGAGCATATCAAACTAATATTCGTAAAGTAAAAGAATTATTTTATGATAAACAAGCTAAAGAAGGATTTGATTCTAAACTTAAAGAACAGCTTTCTATAATTAGTAAATATGAAAGTCAACGCGATGCTAATGGAAATCTTCTTGTTAGTATGGAAGAACTTATGAAAGTTCCTGAATATAGAGAAGCTAAAGAATGGATTCGTAAAAATGCTAGATATATTCTTGATATTAAAGATATAGAAGATTTAAATTGGGCGTTTGAAGAACTTAAAGATGCTAATAAAGGAGATAGTGTTCTTAATAATGCTATTAGAGAATTTCAAGCTAAAGATGAATTTAATATTGTTGATGGTCGTAAAATACCAGAAGAACGTGCAGCTCTTATTAAAACTGAAACAGTTAGAAAATATAAATATACTAAAGGTAATGGTATGCCTTATGTTGGTATTATACGTTCTGCTGATGATGAATTAAGAGTTTATCGTGCTGATTTTTATAATTATCTTACAGGTAATAAATCTAAAAGTGAAGAGGAAATTAATGTTGGAGAAGCTATTAATAAAATACTTGAAAAATATTTTGATAATGCTACTAGAACACTTAATACTTCTGATATAAATCTACAAGATTTAGAACAGCTTGAAACTGGTTTTAATGTTTTCAATGATATAACAAGAGGAGAAAAGAGTACTGATAAACTAAAAGCAAAACAAGTTGCTGAATTTATTGAATCTGAATGTGAAGTTACATATAATTGGAAACAATATGAACTTGATAAAAATAGAGCTTTTGCTAAAGGTAAAAAATATTATGATGCTTGGTTAAAAGTATTTAGTGAACAAGTTGAAGAAGATGGAACTATTACTGAAAGACCTAATCGTACTATCTATGGTATTATTAAACCAAAAGATTTAGATAAATGGACTGATATTGATAGAACTGCTGCAATTAATATTCTTCAAAAAAGAACTAGAGAAACTACTACTCAGTATTATTATATGAAAGAAAAAGAAGTTCTTGATAAATATGGTATTGATAGTGCAGAATATAGACAATGGTATAGAGATAATCATTATTTTGACCCATATACTCGTACTATTAAACCTATTCGTATTTGGACAAGTATGCAAATGATTAAAGATGATGGTAGTGCTGTTGTTGGTAATTATGAACCACGTATTAATCAAATGCATATTACTCCTAAAGAAGAACTTATTAATCCAGAATATAGTAATTTTGTTAATAAGTATAGAGTAGGAACAGGATATGATAATATTAATTATACTAATCTTAATGAATATCAACTTGAACTTATGGATAAAGTAAACGAACTTATGAAAAAGTATTGTTTTACTAATAGTAATAAGAGATATGTTGATATGGGTTATCTTCCATCTTTACCTAAGTCTAAAGAAATGACTGCTAAAGATTATTTTGAACAAGCTATTGGTTTTCTTGGTTGGACAGCTAATGTTCCTAATAATACAGGATGGAGAAACAATGAAGATTTAACTTTTGATAAAGATTATGATATTCCTAATCCTAGATTATCTCAATTAGCTAATAAAGATACTCAGCAACTTCCAACTATTCCTAAGTTTAAAGAACCTAATGAAAGTGAAGAAGATTTTATTAAACGTAAAGCTGAAGCTATTAAAGCTAGAGATGAAATTATAGAGAAGAATAATAAAATACATAATGATATTCTTAATCGTAATTGGGAAGAAGTATTTAATAGTTTCTTAATTGAAAGTAATAGATATAATGCTATTAAAACAGTTAAAAACTTACTTTATACTGCTGACCAAATTATTACTAGTAATACTGCTTATGATATAAATTATAAAGGTAGTGTAACTGAAGATAGAGAAGCTAGTGCTGGTGGAGAAATTGAATATAAGCAAGAAAAACAAACTAGAACTAGTGAACATCTTAGAAGTTTTATTCGTAGACTTGTATTTGAACAATATAAGAATAATAAAGTTCCTAATCTAGTTAAACTTGGTTCTCTTGCTCAGAATATTGCTGGTAGTAAATATATGATGATGAATATTACTGGTGGTATTGCTAACGTTCTTACTGGTTCTAGTAACATCTTTATGGAACGAGCTGCTGGAGAATATATTAATCTTAAAGATTGGGAAAGTGGTAAATCTGAATGGATTAAAGGAACAGTTAGTTATATGACTAATATGTATAGCGAAAACAGTAGTACACTTCAAGATGCTATTATTAAACTTAGTCATGTTGTTGATTTTGATAGAGTAACAGAAGTTAGTACAGCTGAAGGTCTTAAAGAAAATATTCGTAGAGTTCGTGGATTACTATTTAGTCCTCAATCTGTTGGTGAACATTATATGCAAAATGTTATGTTATTTGCTATGCTTAAATCTCATAGACTTATTGATAATGGTAGAGGCGGTTATGATATAATGAGTAAAGAAATGTATCATCGTAAAGCTGAACAAGATGCTCTTATGTCTGTAATAAATACTCCCCGTGGAGGGGAGAATCAAGCTCTACTTGAACAATTCAATAAGTTCATTGATGATGCTAAAGCTGATAATAAAAAACGAGCTAAATATAATCTATTTAAAGCTAATCCTATATTCGATTTTGTTAAGACTTATCTTAATGAAGAACAACAAAGAGAATATATAGCTAAGCGTAAAGAACTTATTAAGAATATTGATAAAAAGTTTGCTAAACTTCCAGATATTTATAATCAATTTGAACTTAAAGATGGAATTGCTCAAATAAAACCTGATAGTAAACTTACTCTTAAAGAATATGCTAGATTTATTGATAAAGTTCGTGAAGTTAATAAGAAAGTTCATGGTGTATATGATAAACTTGGTTCTGCTAATCTTGAACAACATTGGTGGGGTGGTATGGTAATGCAATATCATAAACATCTTTATCCGGGTTTTAAGAAACGTTATCGTTGGAATGGTTATTATAATGAAACTCTAGGTACTATTGAAAAAGGTAGTTATACTAGTCTTTATGATTATTTGACTATTCCGTTTAAAGAAAGTAATATAGGAGAAGTTAATAATGTAAGTGATGTTCTTAAAGCATTCCAAACTTATGGTAAGAATTTACTTTCATTTGCTATTAATTTTAAACTTAATTATGAACTTCTTCCTGAACATGAAAAAGCAAATATTAGACGTAATTTAGGTGACTTACTTTATGTAGGTGCTGCTGTTATTGGAGCAATTGCTATAACTGGTATGGGAGGAGATGATGATGAAAGTATTATATATAATCTTATGCTTTATCATGCTGACCGTCTTGCTTCTGAAGCTGCTTCATTTACTCCATTTGGAGCTTATGCTGAAGGTAAAAAACTATGGTCTAGTCCTGTTGCTATTGGACAAACTATTAATGACTTAGTTGGTACTACTGCTATGGCTGCTAGATTCCTTATTGAAGAAGACTTTACTGAGGAATATACTACTGGTAGATATAAAGGTATGAATAAGTTTGAAGTTATGGCTGTTCGTAATATACCTGTTGTTCGTAGTATTAATCGAGTTCTTGATTTACCTAATAATAATAGTTATTATAAACTTGATGAAAATATACTTAGTATTATACCTTATAAAGATATAGCTAAAGATATATTTGAATAAGCTGGACTTGAATCTAGTAAAAAATAAGGGCTTGCCTATGGTATCACTACCTAGACAAGCCCTATTTTATTTAATAATATAACAACCTTTAATAATATTATTATGTTTATCTTTATAATTACTAATAAATCCTTTCTTTTTAAGACTATATAAAACAGATTTTATAGAAGATATTGGAACTTTAGTTTTATCTTCACAATCATTATAAAATATACTATTAACAATAAAATAAGTTTCAGTTTTATTATATATACTATTAATATAAAGTAAAACATTCTTTTCATTATTAGTAAGATTATAAAATTCTCTTAAAGAATCAAGATATACATTAATATATTTTCTACTTCTTTGTTTATCAATAAGTTTATTTCTATACTTATTGATATCTTAATTAAAACTATCATCATTATTACCAATAACACACATAAGAATAATAAAAACTATAATACCAACAACAAATAGTTTTCCACTATACTTATCCATAGCTTCATTATCACTAATATTATTAGCAACAGCTAATAGTTTAACACCACCAAATATAATTCCAAGAAGAACAATAAATGCAACCATAATTATAATATATTTAAGTTTAATAATAAGATAAAAATAAACCTCAGTAGTAAGACTAGCTTATCTACCGAGGTTTCAGTCATGCCAACGACTATAAGTTTAAGGATTAGTAGAACGCTCCGCTTCGCTACGCTCAACTCCCCGTGGAGGATGGAATAGACTAGTATTCATTCAATCAATATAATCATTATTATTAATAACTATACTAATATTACTAGCATAACTACCATTCCATCCTCTACGGGGAGTATAGCGAAGAGTGCGTAGCACTCGTAGCGGTTCCAAGCTAATCATCAAATTTAATAAAGCCAGCTCTATTAGAGCCAGCTTTACGTATAACATATAAACCATTAGCATTAATACTATTTACTTCTTTAGTCCATATTTAGCCCATTGAAGAACAAATCCAAGACCTTCCCAAATTTTATCTTCAGCTTTAATTCGAGCATAATTAGAACCAACATTTAAATCAAAGTTTTCAGGTTTTACACAAGCTGCTTGACCATGAACTTCAAATCCAGTAAGACAAGTAAGAGTAGTATTAGTTGTTTTAGTACCAACTTTTACATTTTCAATACCTTTAATAAATCTCTTAATATCATTTTCTTTAAGAACATCTCCAGCAGGGTCTTCAAGTTTATAATAAGCTTTTTCAAATTCTTTAGCAGGACTCCAAGATTTATATCCATCTGGATAAGTTACTTCATAACCATCTTCTTCAAAAGAATGATTACCAATTCTATAACCTTTGTCATTTGCTTCACGAGCTGTCATAGGAACAGCTTCAATCATTTTAACTCCAATAAATTTAGCCATAATTTTAAAATTTAATTATTTATTTAACCGTAGTAGTGATTTAGTAGTAATTATTACAAATTTATCATCTATTGGTTCAACATCAGCAGCCTGAAATTCTTTATATTCAGTATCTTCAACTAAAACAAGTTTATCTTCATCAAATTGTTGAAGTTTATCTATAAGTTCTTTAACTGTCATAGCTTATTCTTTTTCAAGTTTATTAATAATATCTTTAATATAATCACTAGGAAAACTTCCTTCAAGTCGAGCTAATTCTTTTCTTTTATAATCATTATTGACTTTAGTAATAACAGTAGTAGGAAATTTAGTAATTTCTTTTCTTAGAATATCATCTAGATTTGTATTACGAATATTAAGAGTAATATCACAATTAGCTTCATTAATAGCATCAGTTATATTTTTAATTGCTATTTTACAAGCATCACAACCATCTCTAGTAAAACAATCAATACGTATCATAACACAATAGCATTATTTTTAACAGCTTCTTTAATAGTATTAGGAACTCTAAGAAGAGTATTCTTAATCATTTCAGTAGTAAGACTATCAGAATATACATAAGTAACATAAGTTCTCCAACTATCTTTAATTACAACAGCAAACTTATTCGGATTATCAACATTAGTTTGAATATATTCTACTTTAGTATTTTGATATTTCCACATCCAAGCAATAGCATCGGCACATTTAGCACGAGTTATACAATCATGTTCATCAATAAACGCTTCAACAAATATATTATTTGTTTGTCTTGTAGGTTCATCTCCAGTAAGATAATTAATATCATTACGAAGTTCTTCCCAAGTAACAGAATTACTATATCGTTTATATTCTGTATCATCTCGATATATAATACAAGTAGGATATTCAGTAATATTCTTACCAGCAACAGCCTTTTCAAGTATCATATTTTCAAGAATAAGATGGTCAGGAAGATTTTTAAAATTACATTGAACATTAGTACCAAATAAAGCAATATCAATAGCTTCTCGCATAGCTTCTGTTTTATCTTTATCAGCACTTCTATAATAAAATTCAATTTTAACCATAATATTTATATAATATAATGAGAATTTATAAAATTGGTTATTTTAAAGCCCTACATTGAATGATAATCAAAGCGTGATAGATTAATCACATTAAGTATTAAAATTCAATGTAGGGCAAAAGAAACAGGTCTATGGCTGTTCTAATATGCTCCGAAGATACTTCCTAATAGAGTAATCACTTTGCACACCACGAAGCACAGACCCGTTACAATAAGCAGTAGGAGCGTCATTAACACCAATACTCCTAGCCTCTTGTCTACCATTATCAGTATATAGATTATGCCTAATAAGATTAAACCTACCGGCAAACTCAGTAAGAGCAAGAGCTTTATGAAGCCTTTCTTCAAAAAGTTTACTAACATTACAATCAGATAAATAAAACAAGATTAACTTTTTCATAGATAAACTTCATTACCTTCAACTTTAGCATCACTAAAATGACTTTTAAAACTTTCAACACTTCTACACCATAAAGGTTCAAGCCCATTAAGTTTATAAATAACAGCAGGAATCCATTCACCTGTATCTGGATGTTTCATTTTAGTAATATCAACAATTATATATTCATTAGATGTTTTATTATGAATATAAACAGAACCAATCTTAAGATTTAGCAGCTCCGCCTGTTCCTTCTCCAAATCCTTTGTTTCCACGTTCACTTTCTCCTAATTCTTCAATAGATTTAACTTCTTTCCAACTAATACGTTCAGCACTATTAATAATAAGTTGACAACATCTATCTTCACCATCACAATTATATGGCGGAGTATAAAGTTTATCAAGAATATTAGTAGTTGTAGCTCTAATATTATTAAGTTTAAGTCTAGCATTACCAATCATACTATCAGGTAAATGCATATGCTCTCTTAATTTATCAACTATTTCAGCAAGAGTAGATACAGCATGAACTAAATCTCTAGAAGTACGATTCTTAAAAATAATAAGAAGTTCTCCACGATAACCCCAATCAAGAGTACCAGGAGCATTAGGTATATAAAAATCAGATTTAGTAAGATTACTTCTAGGACGTAAAGACATTTCATTAGGTTCACCATTAGCATCATTTCCAATATTAAATGCTAAACCAGTATGATATATAAATCTATCTTTAGTATTATCATATTCACAGTGTATAGGATAAATATCCATACAAGCATCACCTTCTTTACCATAAACAGGTAAAATAGGTTGAACATTACAATACTGTTCTACATCTACAACATCTCCACTAAGAAGTTGAATTTCTTTTAGTTTAAATACTTTTATTTCCATATATAATTAAATTAATAAATTAAAGAGCTTCTGCAAGAGCAAAAGCAGTTTCTATTTTTCTTGATTTATCTCCATAACAAATACTATCAAAACGTTTAGTACCTTCAATATTATCTATATTAGAATAATATCCACTAACAGCATTAACAGCTCCCCAAGCAGTACCTAAAATATCTCTTTGACCAGGACCATCAAAATAATAATTATAAGTATCAGAAATAACATTCATTTTTCTACTACTTATTTTACTATCAGATAAAGCTAAACCATTACGATAAGCTATATCTTTAATAGTATGTCCTGTATCTTTTAGACGTTGAATTTCATCACTAGTAAGAAGATTTTCTCCAATAAATTGAATTACATCTTCATCAGTAACTTTAATATTAGCAAGTAAATTACAATATTGACCAAATTCTTCAGATTTAATTTTACTAATTCCAAGTATTTCTTGTGCAACAGAAATCTTATTATGAACACTAGTTGTATGTCGAAAACTAACATAATTACTACTAGTACGAATAGCAGCATTAAGAGTATTTTGACAAATAACTCTAATAGGAGTAAATAAAATCTTAACTCCACCACTACCATCGTGAGTATTAGTAAATACTAGATAATTTTCAACAGGGTCACCTTTAACAAGAATATTATTAGGAAGTTTAGCACTTACAAATATTCTCTCACCATTTCCCCAAAATCCAGCAGTTTGCCAAATAGCAGAATTTTTACCAATTGCATCATCAAAGAAATTAAAAGCTTCATTGTTTTGAACAATTGTATATTTATTTCTAACTGTTCCTAGAGGAATATTGCAATCAGTACGATAGGTAGCAAAGGCGTTATCACACTTACGATAAATGTCAGTACCAAATACGTGAGCGCCTTCTTTTTGTTCTTTAATAATTCGGTCAAGTTCTTCATCAGTTCCAGTAAGTTTAATAGGCATTTTACCAACTAGTTCACATTTAGCTACATTAAAATTAAGTCCAGCTTTAAGCATAACTTCTTTAGCAGTAGCACAATCTGATACATCAATAGCACCAGAATAAGCCCAAGGTTTACCTTTTACTTTATACATATTATTTATGACTTATACGTAACATAACACTTTCAATATCTCTAACAGCTTGGTCTATATTAACACCATAAATATCCATATACCATTTTATTAATTCTTTTACTTTTTCTTCTAGTTCCATAATTAGCAAGATTAGTAGTGTTGACTCCCCGTGGAGGATGAACTTAATTCTGTTCTCTACGGGGAGTATAACCAAATTATTTAATAATAAGACTAGTATTTTCAACAAGTTTAGCTATACTAATATCTCTACCATCATTAAGAATATTCTTCATAGTAGTTTTATTAACACTGCTACTTCTAGTCATTTCATGTTGATGATTAAAGAAAGTATTAATCAAATCAAAATTAGCTTTATTAGCTAAATCACCGATAGGTTTTTCAATTTCAAATTTAACTTTAATACAATCTAAATCATCAAGAGTAAAATAACCTCCAGTTTCTTCTTTAAGTTTAGCAGATTGCTCAGGATAATTTATAGCAAATTTAGTATTAATATTATCAAGCATAATTTCTCTATTAAATGATTCAATATCATCAGTAATTAAATCATTATCCCAAAGAGTTTTAAAATGGTCTAATACTAAATCAATAAATATTTGATTAAGACTTTCATCTACTTCAACACATTTACTATTTCTAGTATAAAGTTTACTATCAACTAAATCAATACTTCTATTACCAGATTCACCTAAATTACCATAAGTAATAACAGCATCAAGCATAACTCCTTTAAGTCTTTTAGCATTGTTTTCTTTAGTTTTACGAAGAACAGCTAATCGTTGCTCTTCTTTTTTACAAGATTCGGCTTCAAGATTAAGTACAGTATATGCTTTACGATAATTATTAAGTTTTTCTTTAAGATTATCTTGTGTAATAGTAAGACGTTCTTCAAGTTCAGGAGTTAATTCTCCACCATTTTCTTCTAACTCAAGAAATATATCCTCAAGTTCAGCAGTAATATTATAAATATTTGCCATTATTTTCTACGTTTAGGTATATTATAAGCAGAACGATAATAAGGATTTAAATAACCAAATAAATGAGTATAATCACTAGCAGTCATTTTACCTGTATTAGTTCTATATTTATAACATGAAAATGTTTAAGTTTATCAATCTCTGAAGTCATATCCAAGTTCCATTAAATTATCTCTAATCATACCAGCAATAATTTTAGCATTAGGATGAGGTTTACCGGTAGTACCATAATAACGTAAATCAATAATATGGCGCAATTCTTTTACGGAATATGTATAGATACATCTAGTAGCAGTATCAAAAGGAAGTTTACCACGAGCATCTTGACGATGAATTTTATATTTATCTACAAGAATTTTATATTCTTCAAAATCTCTTTTACATCCATTAAGATAAACATTCATAGCTTCATCTAAATCAGCATTATTATCATTATTAAATAATTCAGCTTCTTTTTGACTTATCCAATGAGGTCTACAAATACTTCCATCTTCATATACATATCGGGTACTCATTTCAGCAATATTATTAGGACTAACGCGGTTTAATTCACGAGAAGTACTAATTTGTGTATCAACACAAAAAGTGTATCTCATCATATGAAATCCTATTTCAGTATTACGAAAATCTTCAATAGGAACAATATATTTAGATATATAACCAAATGGTGTTTTATGGTCTAAAACCCAATTACCATTAACAGTTATATAATAAACATGTTTTTCATAATGATAACTAAAACCAATAGTATTAACATAATTAATAATAATAGTTTCTAAAGTTTTATCACTATCATTAGCAATCATATAATAAGTTCCATGACGAAACATACTCCAATGTCCATCATTAATAAGTCGTTTAATAGTAGCTTCATCATTACCTGTTTCTCTACCATAACAAACTCTTGCGCATCTAGCAACATGAGCTTTAGAATCATCTCCTTGTTGCCAAAGTTCAACTTTAGGTTCAGTTATTTTCATCTTCTTGATTATTATAAAAATCTTTAATTACATTTCCAAATATACTATAAAAATGTTCTTTAGGTATAATATTAATAGGTTGTATTAAATCAAGTTCTTTAAAAAACTCTTTAAGACCATTATTTTTAATCCATAAAGTATCATAAGTAGAAATTACATAACCTTCTTTATTAACATCACAAGCCACAAAACAAGTTTCATTATCTAATTTATCTATACATTCTTTACATACAATAGCATCAGCAATTTGTTTACTATTAGAAAGATCTTCATCAACATTATATCCAATAGGAGTATAACCTATAATCTTACCACAACATAAACAAGTTCTAGCAAGACCATTTATACCAAAAATAGAATGTAACTTCATACAATATTATTAATTACAAAACCAAGAACTTTATAAAATAATCCCATAAGAGTAGCATCATTTGTAATAACATATTCATCTTGAGAAATCTTTATTTTCTCACTTTCATGGTTGTTATTACTTTCATTAACTTTTCTGTCTATTCTTATTATAACTCCTCCATATTTTTTAATAGCTTCACATTCATTATCAAATCTGACATCAGCTATTATACAATGCCCTTCTTTATGTATAACACCAAATGCTTTATTAATTGTATAACGAATAAAAGCTTCTTTCCAAAACTTATTTCTAATAACTTCAGTACCATAATATTGAAGAAGGGTACGAATTTTAATACTAACATTATTACCATTTAATACTAATAAATGAGATAAATTTGTAGGTACTTCATCAATAACATGGTAAGAATCTTTAGTATTCATAGAAACAATTCCAGTTGCAAAATTATAATAATGGGTTTCTTTAATAAGTCTATTATCTAATAAACAACGATTAATACCACATAAATCAGTAATATCATCTTTAAGTTTATCAGCAAAATGAATTATAATTTCACTATTACTAACAATATCTGCTTGATGTTGAACATGCCAACTATCAAAATTAGCTTTGGTAGTACCAACATAAAGGATATAACTAATCATAGAAGCAACAGTATCTTTACCACTTCCTTTAAATCCTTTAATACCAATAAGACTAGGTTTATTAAGATTCATAATAAATTGTTTTTTTTATCAGCACAAATATAAAAATATAATAGGAATTTACTAATAAACTTAATGATAAATTTGATGCTGAATGTAATAGTAAGAATTATGCATTTTAAAGCTCACTATGCCACGCAAATTGAATCGTGATAGATTATTCATCTCGATATATAAAATTCAATGTAGGCAAAAAGAATCATATCTACGAGCGTGTTATGTATCATTTTACATCCAGTCTGAAACAAGAAAACCTAGCACTCGATATGAGCACTAGGTTTAACTTAATCAATATCTATATTATAAATAATACAAAAATCATCACGTTCTTCTACAAATTTAACATTAATATTAAAATCATATTTACTAGCAACAAACTTAGTATATAATCTTTTATCTAGAGTATTAATAATATAACTAGAAAGAAATAACTTAAATCCTGTATTAACATCTCTAATAAGAGGAATACCACCATTAGAAACTTTATCTTTATATAAAATTACATAAAGTTCATTCTTTTTAGTTACATCATTATATCTAGTAGCAAAATTATAACTTTTAGCATCATAATCAGTAAATAGAATAATAGATTTATAATAATAACTAAAGTAAGATTTAGTTCTATCTAAACTATGATTTTTAATTATATTATAATCAAGTATTTCCATTTAAACAACACTTTTTATATGAAACGGAACTCTACTAATTCCACTTCTTTCACCATAATGTATATGAACAGTTTTTCCAATAAATTTTTCTTTATTATATAAAACATCACGTTGAACAGAATGTGGAGAACTTAATCTAGTTTCAAAAGTTTCATTATTAATATCATTTCTACAAAGAAGAATAGGTAAATCTCGCTTCTCTTCTTTATAAATATCAATAATAACAAAATCTCCTTCAGCAGTATCTTTAAACTTTTCCATATAATTAACTCTACGACGACCGTATTGATAATCAGTATCTGGATTACGTAATATAAGACCTTCAAAACCTATATTAATATAATGATTTCTAGCTTCAATAGCTTCATTATCAGTACTAACAATTCTATGAGGAAGAATAATGAGTCGCTCTTTATTATTAAGATGGGTATTAATATCAGCAAATAAAGTAGGTATATGTATATGATATCTATAATAATTTCTATTTGTTTGATTACCTTCCATCATAATATCATAACACCAAAATTGAAGAAGTTTATTTTCAAGACAATTAGGGTCTTTAACAAAATGATTAATTTCATTTATTGAATGACCAGGAAGATAAATTTCACCATCAAGAGCTACATATCCATCAATCATATCTCCGATAACATTTGTAGGAATAACAGAAAGAAGATAATCTTCAAGATAGCCAAGAGTATACCAAGTAATACCTTCACGACTTTGGAAACGAAGTCTGGTAGGTTTGAACATATCATTTTGAGCATAAGCAGTAATAATACAACGAAGACCATTAATCTTATACTGACCAAGCATATAATCGACTTTTTTCCAAACATTACCGCTATACGTTTTAGCAAGCATTGGGAGTAGAAGACCACTATTTCCATTAGTAAGTTCTTTAGGTAGATAAATGTTAAGAAAGTTATATAGTTCAAGACTATTTATATCCTCCACGGGGGGTCTATCGTTCATATCACATATCTCTACAAGATATTTATAACCTTGTTTAATCTTATCATTATATCTACTTTGAAGTTCTTTATTGCCATCTTTTTGAGTAACAGTATAAATCTCTTTACGAATGTTACCTTTAATAAGACCATAAAAAACAGTGATACTATTAGTACCACTGTCAAGTTCTGCCCACCAAACAGTAGGAGCACCATTATTATTTCTACGATAAAGTTTATTCATTGTTTTCACTTATTTTTAAACCACTAAATGCAAAACTAACAGCTTTTCCTCCTAGAAGTTTAGCTTTACGCTGAGCAACCGTTTCCTTTTTAGGCTTAACAGCCTTTGCAACACCGGTGCTAACATCAATGGCGTTATCTGTAAAGATGTCTTTTGCTGTATTAACTCTGCTAGAACTTCTAGTCCTTTTCCTTGATTCTTTAGTATAATATCGTACTGGGTTTCTTCTCTCGAAATCAATATTCTTTTCATGTATATCAATAATTCTTTTAATAATACTATTACGATAATCAATATAACTTTGAGCTTTTTCTGGATGATGTTCTAGAACAAGATAAAGTTTATCAAGAATATATTCAATACTAGAAAGAGTAATACGATAACCATAATTAATAGTTTGTCTAGGACGAGAACCATCAGGATAAATAATAGTACAATCTAAATCTTTAATATAAGATTCAATTGCATCAGCCATTGTAGATTTATCAATAACATAATTAATATATCTAATATCTCTATCATCTAGCTTTTCTTCATATCCTTTTATTATCATAGATTTTCTTTCTTACATTTATAAATAATAATACGAGCAGGTTTACCAATAAGACAATGATTATATTTAAACCATTCAATAGCATCAAAAGTAGGATAAGTTTTAGCTACTGTTTCAATAACCGCATAACCTTCTTGATAATTAAAATTACTATGAATAATTCCACCATTATCAGTATCAAGTAAGTTAAACTTTTTGATATATTGAATATCATCATCAGAAGATAAATTAATTTCTCCATAACAATAAATATCTTTTTTATCAATATGTTTATTATCTATATCAAGATATTCAAATTTATCAAGATTTTGTTCATCCTCTTCAGTAATTGGACGCATAACAGTATATGTAACACCAGCTAAACTTTTAGTATGGCAAAGTATCACTTTCTTCCGTATTCCAAGTAAATTCAGTTTCTTCTCCATAATTATCTTCTATATATTTAACAACTTGTTGAGTTAATTCATTAATAACATTTGTAGAATAACTACTTCTCAATTCTGCAAAATCTTTAACACCAAGTTCTTTAGGAATAATAATAGGTATAATATCATAATCATTCTTAAGAATCACAGCTTCCATAAGACCAGTTCTATCATTATCCATAAGGCTAATAAGAAAACCATTCCGATTAAGTTTACTACGAAGCCAATCATATTCAATTTGACGAAGTTTATAAGTTTCATGCGGAATATTAACAACACCAATATACTTAGTTTCCAGTGTAGACCCCCCGTGGAGGATGGAATGGCTATAATTCTTTATATAACTTTCAAGACTTAATCTATCTTTAGTAGATTTAGTAATAATAATAGCATCATATCTATCTAATTCAAGATTAATAACTCCCTCAATAGTATTACTATTTGTAATAAACTTAACTTCAGTTTTCTTATTTCTATTAGGAAAATAGAGTTTAACATTAACTATACCTCTATTATCTTGTCCAAGCACATAACCATAACATAAATCAGTCTTATCTTTATCATAAAAATATTTAGGAATAGGATTAGTAGAACGATTAATATAAAATTGTTCAACAGGATAAACAAAATGAGTATTAAGAAAATTAAGACTAATACCAAATTGTCCCCAATACTTAGCGTCTAAATTATTCCACGGACGAGTAACAAGTTCAATAATAGGTTTATGATTACGTACATTACTAATAGCCCTAGCAATACTACTATCGTTGTTTTCATCTTTGTCTTGTCCATAAATAATATTTCTAAAAGTATAAGCAATATGTTTAAGAACAAATAGAAATTGACTCTTAATAGAAATATCAATTTGCTTATGAACAATCTCAGAGAGAACAGTTGCAGCAGCATCTATACAATCTCCCCACCAATATCCAGCAAAATCTCTTCCTTTAAGTTTATTTCTATTATCATATCTAAAACCAAAACTAGGATGAGTATCTTCACGAAAAGGACTAGATATAAATTCTCCAGTATCTATACAATGTTGAATATCTTCAACACTAATTCCAGTATAGGTACTAAAAATAGTTATTTGACTAACTTTAGAGAAAATATAATCTTTAGTTAAAATAGTATTTCCAATATTTCTTTTCATAATATACTTAATTTGACCTTTATCGTGAACATATAAAAAAAGAGGATTAGGCACTAAATTAGTACCTAATCCTCTTATATACAACTATTTAACTAACTTTAATTTTTAGAATGGCAAATCGCTTGTTGGATTAACAAAAGCACCAGCAGCATCATCTCCACCACCAAAAGGACTGAAACCTGCGTTATCATTAAATCCACCAACAGGATTCATAGGAGAAGCAGGTTGAACACCAGGCATAACATTAACACCAGGCATTGCAACATTAGGTTGTTTAGCTTGTTCAGCAGATTGCTTATAAACTATACTTTCCTTATAAGGGTCAATATGAAGACTAGGAGCGGTTTGTTCTTTATAAAGTTCAATTACTCCATCGTTGATAAATGTAGGAAATCCTAAATCACCAAATGAAGATTTACTTCCAACGACAGCACGCCATTTACCATCATTCTTAATGAATCGAAGAAGTTTCATCCAAATAGTAATAGGCTTACCTTTGGTATCTTTATAAACCGGTTTACCATTATTATTAAGTAACTTAACATAATTCTCAAATACAATTTTATAACCAGCAATAACTTCTTCAGGTTCAACAGGAACATATTGCATGTTTTCATCAAAGTCTTCAAAAGGCAGAGTAAGAGCATCAATTTCTTCTTCTGTTAAATCACGTCCTTTAAGAACAAATACATTATATATATGTTTCATAAAGCGGAAAATGTTATCAACTTTCCAAGCACCTTTACCACTGGGAATAGTTTCAACATTACTTTCAGCAGGAAGAAGACGTTGAGTTACATAACGACGTTCATTGATATTTTCATGATTACTAGCAAAAGTAAATGTAAGATAAGGAATACTCATACCAGCAAATGAAGGCATACCTTGAACATCATCTTTCAATGTAGCCCAATCAACTTTAACATCTTCAAGATGACCAATAAACAAGCCATTAGCTTTATTACAATCAGTACGTTCATCAAACTTTTTACGAGTTACATCACGTAAATCGTTATTAATACCTCTACCTCTACGTTTTTTAGGAGTTTGTACTTCTGCATTAGCAGTTTGTTCAGCACTTGCTACAACAGTAGCTTCATTCTTAATTTCTTTTTCTGTCGACATAATTAAAGTAATTAAAAGAATTATTATATAAAATAAGAGCTGCACCATTAGCAATACTAACAATGCAGCTCTATGTTCAAGATACTATATTTCTAGGACGAAGATTTGATTATTCAGCAGTTTCTTCTTTTTCAGCTTTCTTACCAATACGAATAGGGTCTTCGTCTTTATATTCAGTAAGCAAAGCAATCTTAACAACTACATCTTTATGACCGTTATTAACAACAGCTTCTTGCAAATTGTCAATATCAACAGCGTAAACACGATTCTTAGAAGTAGCTTCTTCATCGGTCATATTAGACTTCAACTGTTTCCATACGTTAGAATCAGTAAAGTTAAGAGTTACACCAATACCAGACAAAGCAGCAGTATTAGCACATTTAGAACCTTTAACTTTAGCAACTTCATCACCCTGAATACAGCTAATCAAAAGTTCTTTTTGTTCATCTTCTGTAATACCTTCACGAGTAAGAACAGCTTTTAACTCTTCATTAGAAGAAGCTAAAGCGCCTTCAAGAGTTTCATTAAAATAAGTATTAACATACTTAATTTTATCGTTCTTAGTCATACGAATACGAGTAGTACAAGGATTACCATTCTTATCAAGTTCGGCAATACCTTTAGCTAAAGCCCAAATATCAAATTCAGCATGAACAGCCATAGCAGCTTCGGGAGAATCAACATCCAAACCTTTTTCTTCACAGAAAGCGACAACTTCGGGTACTTTATTGATAATAGCGTTATCAATATTAGCACAGTTATTAATGAACATTACATATTCACCATGTGCAATACCGAGAGCTTTAGAAACTTGGGCAGTCATACGGAAACTACCGGGAGTAGAAACAACTACCAATTCAGGTTCTTCACTAACTGCTCTTTGACCAGCATTAACAATACCCATACCAAAACTTAAACCTTTGCTAAAATCTTTCATTTTACTTAAATTTTAAAAGTTAATAATATCAGTTTTACAACTGTTTTGTTTAATAATAAAATCTCTATCTTGTTCATGTCATTGAATTTCAGTAATATCAATAATATCTTCATTACTCAAATCAATTCCTTGCATAGTCTTTAATTCTTCTGTACTAAGACAGCCCATAATTAAATCATTAGCAATTTCACGAGCACCATAAACAAATGCTCTATGACTAATCATTATCTTAGGATATTTCTTATAAGTATCTTTTTCAAAACATCCTGCAATAATAGCATCTTTATAAGTAAACTCACCCTCAGCAACAATATCACGTCCACCAATTTTACGATAAAAACGATAACGAGTAACATAATCAATAGGAACAGCAGGTATTCTATAAACAGGAACTTTACCAGTAGAAGCAATTTGTTTAGCTTCAGCAGGATTAGTAGCTATTTCAAACTTACCATTAAGCTGATATTCTCTATATACATTACCATTATAATCTTTATAGTATTTAACAGGATAAACATATATATGTTCATGTTCTTTATCTTCTGTATTTTTAGTTTGTGCCTCTTTGGGAGTAAGACACTTAATACAGTCTTGAGGAAGTTTATCTTCATCATAAGCATTAAAGCCATCTGTATATTCGTACAGAGCGCGATAATAATCTATTTTTTCCCAACTCACGCTGCCTTTGACAAGTAATGCCTTAATAATATGGACATCAATACCTGTTTTACCTTGAACTACATGAATATGTTCAATACAAGTAGAAAATGGAAGTCTAAGGTCTTTGGCTCGCATTGCAATAGCAAGACCATCTTCAATAGACTTAATACCACATTTATCACTACGCATAACACGTTTAAGAAATAGTTCAAGACCTGCAATTTCAGCTTCACTCATATAATTTAACTGATATGCAGCATTGGTATGTTGAATACCATTGTGTTTTTCAATACCATTATTACTAGTAGTAATAGCAGTATCATTAACTTTAATTTCTTTTTCTTCGTCCATTACATCAAAGAGCGATTTTGATTACACTACAAATGTAACTATTATATTTATACTAACAAATAATATCATCAAAATTTTGAGCACAAATGTTAGAATTAACATTTTCTATAATCTGATGATTAGGTGATAACTTTTCTTTCTTTAAGGCAGCTTCTTCAATAGTTCCACTTATATAAAGTTTATGTACTTTAAGTTTTGATTGATTACAATTAATACCATTATATCTATATATAAGTTCATCTATTGTATCGCATAATGATGAGGTTATTATCCATTCGTCTACGCTTGTTTCTAGCTCCGTATTTGAACTATTTTTTATGGATAATACTCTTAATAAGCCATCATTAAAAGCCTTCAAATTCAGCGTGGAAATAGCCTTAGATTTGATGATTCTAGGCTTACCTTTTTGGCTTCCGGTCTTATATAAAACTGGAATACCATTAGAATCAACTAGAACTTTATCATCAATCTTATCATGGTAATCACCACATATTTCACCTAATTTATCATTAATATATTTAGTAATAGTTGCAGCATATTCTCCTCTCTTACTAATAATAATAAATTTCTTATCAGGATTATCTTTAACAATCTCGACAATTCTATCTAGTTTACAAACATTATCAGAACATAGAAGAGTACGTTCACGAACAATATTATAGAAAGTCTTAACTCTTTCAGAAAGAACAATAGGATTATAACATTTATCTATTTGTTCACTAAAAGGATTAGTCATATCCATATTATTACTCCATCCATTATACTCAGCTATTTCGGTAATATATTGCATAGCACTACGTCCATCTGGAGTACCACTTCGAGCATATTTAATATTATCAAGATTACCAAATACTTGAATAGTCTGAGTAATAAATTCAGTATATTTATCATAATTAGTAATATCTTCTTGACTAGTAAATAAAATCTGCTCTCTGTGTTCCTCTACGGGGAGTATAGCTCGCATACCACTAGAATTTAGAATATTATTAATAGGTGGAATATTATTATAAATCTTAGTTAACATAGAAGTATCAATAGTTTTTTCAGTTAGAATCATAAGTTTAAATCTAGCATGATTAAAAACTGTATTACAAGATAAATTCCATTCGTTAACTCCAACAACAATAGAAATATCATAACTATAATTATATCTACTATTAACATAAGTATGAGTAAGAATATTAATAGTATCTATATTTATATTATGATTTTTAAGACCATCAACAATTTCAGTTCTTCTTTTCCAATTATCTGTAACAATAAGTATTTTAATATTATCATTCTTATTTCTCATAAGACTAATAATTCTACTTATAATTTCACAATAATCAACAGGTGGAACACAATTAATAGTTCCAATACCTTTATATTCTTTAGAACCCCATTTATTAATTAGTCTATCATAAGTTTCTTCAACTATATTTCTCATCCAAAATCATCTTCATTAAAAATAGGATTATACATACCACTATATTTTTTAATTTTACTTTTACCTTTACCTTTAGGAGAAATCTTAAGTTTAATAGGATTAATAATCTTCATAGCTTCTTGATAATAAAATTTAAAATTAATATCTCTAAGAGAAATATCTTTATCATCAAGACTATTAATAACTGTTACAACAGAACCAGCTGCCATTCTACTACGAGAACCATTTTCATTATGAACTTTCTCAATAATATAACCTCTATTAGAAACATAAAACCTAACATATCTTTGACAAACAACATGAGTAACTTGTCCATTTTCAATTTTAGTTTCTTCAACATGAAATTGCTTACCAACATTTTGAGTTAAACAAAAATCAAGAATATTAGTAGCTTCTTGAAGAGTATCCATTACAGGTTTGTTCTTTAGAAAATAGTTTTCAATAGCTTGAGCAACAATAGGCATAGAATAACCTTTAGTTAAATCTAAAGAATACATCATAGGATTAAGAGCACCTTTAGATTCAAGTTTAAGTTTATGTACACCATTTTTAATAACTCTAAACTGACTAAGATAATTATTTACATCTCTGCTAATTAGACAATTATAATAATCTGTATCAAACTTAAGTTTAGTAATATTTTCCCAAGTATCTTTAATACGATTATAAATGTCAATATCTCGTTTATAAAGTTTAATAACAATACCATCAGTATTAGCACTTAATACATGAATATTATTTATTTCTAACTCTTCTACTAACATTAACATCATTAACTGTCCATTAATAGTAGTTTTAAGTACAGCAAGTCTATCATAAAGATTACCAGCTTCAAACCCAAGTTTGCCATAAACAGAATTAATAACAATCTTAAGAACTAAAGCTAAAGTATCTCTATCAATTCCATCTACAATATCTTCATTACTATGCTTAACTTCAACTCGCTTATTTTTAAGCCATTCAATAAGATTACAGAAAGCATTAGTATCAAGATGAGCTGGAGCTACTTTATGAGCAGCAATAATACTAGGATACATACTATTAATATCAGCATGAATATAAACATAATCATTATCATTAACAAGGATATCGTGTTGACCCCCCGTGGAGGATGGATATAGTTCTCTTCCACTACTCCATAATTCAACAGGATTATCTTGACTATGTAAACCTCCAGTAGCAACAGTATAAGTTACATTTCCAATTTTAACTTCTTTACTAAACGCATCTTTATTAACTCTATAAATAGTAGTTTTAAGACATTCATCAAGAAAATCTTGCATAGGTTTAGTTTTAAATTTAATAAAAGGAAAAATAACTTTTTTAAAACTCATAGCAGTTCTTTCAGTTTTCTTACCTTTCCATTGTTCAGGAGCAAGACCACTAAATTTACTATAAAACTTCTCAAAAAGAATATCAGCAGTTTTACTACGACTAGAATTAAGAACGTCTACATCATAAGCTCTACTAATAGCATATCTGGATTTAATTTCTTCAGGATAAAGACGAACAATTTCACAAACTATAAAAACATCATTAAGATTATAATGCATCATAGGTTCAATATATTCATCAAGAATAAATCTATCCCACTTATCAACAAACTTATTAAGTTGTTGAACAGTCATTCCTTTAAGATTAGGAATTTCATTATATAATTCAGCTTCTTTTTCATTAATATCAGGAAGTTCATATTCTAGAAGTTCATACCATTGAAGATTAATTGAAGTTTGTTTTAAACCTTTAGGAACAGGTTTACGTTCACCTGTTTTACTATCTACAACTACACTTGCTTTATTAAGAGCAAATATACGCATTACATCAATACCTGTAAATGGTAGTTTATATTTTCTAAGACTATTAAGATAAAAATCAGTTTTAAATTTATCTTTATCATCTTGACTAGAAATAATAGTTTTACTAGTTTCATATAACTTATTAATAAGTTCTTTCGTACTATTCGTACGCATATAAAAACTAAGTAAAGCAGCAATCATAAGATTATCATAATTGAAATTATTAAATCCATACAAGTCAGTACGAATAATATTTCCATTAGAATCCTTATAACATCTAGTTTTATTAATATAACCTATCATAGAAAGTAATTGACTATCATCTGTATATGTTATATAAAACTTATATTTTTCAACAGTTTTAAGACGAGCTTTAATTTCTTCAACAGATAGTTTTTGAACTAAAGGAATAGCTTTATTATCAGCATTAACACAATCTTTAAATACTTTAAGATAACTATTAATACTAACAAAAGTAACAGAAAAGAAATTTCTTAAAACTTCAACATCATAAGCTATACAATTAATCATTTATATAATTTAATCCATAGTTATTTCTATTTTGATTAACCCAATTAACATCATCAGCAAAACGTTGTTTAAATACATGATAAAGATTATCATCTTTAAATTTAATAAGAGGAGAATAATTATTAAATATATACTTACCACCAGTAGCCATAAATCTAGGAATTGGATTATCACTAATACTTCTCCATGCTTCACCAAATATAAATAGATATTTATAATTAATTTTAGCTAATTCTTTCCATAGAATTTTACGACAATTATTAACAGCAGCATTATATGTATCATAATTATTAGAACAAGAACATTTAATACTATAAGTCATATATACATCTTCGGTGTTATTACGTCCAGAATATTCATCATAAAGATTACCAACATCAATAAATAATTGATTATTATTATTATATTCTTTATCGCTTTTAGGAAATAAGAAAACAATATCTCCATGAATACTTCCTCTACCACCAATTATATAACTACCTGTATTAAATATACGATTAGGACAATTTATACAATCAATATATTCATCAACTGTTTTATTTGCCATAACATAATACTAATTGATTGCTAGCACGAGAACAAGCAACATATAATCTACGAAGCATTTCATCTCTATTAGTATAAGGATTTCCATACTTATCGTAAATCATATCATTAATATCTACAAAAACATTTTTATAAGTAGAACCTTGTGCTCTATGAGAGGTAATTGCAAAACCATAATCTAAATCTCTACTAAATATAATCTTACCATTACTATTCGTAACATTAGCAGCAAGAAGATATTTACGTTTAAAATCAAAATATTGTTTCCATTTACTTCCACGTTCAGAACTACTAGCTTGTTTAGCATCATTAATAAGCTCAGTCAATTTCTTATAATACATTTGAAATGTATAATTATCAGTATGATTAATAACAAATAAAGGTTGAGTTATTTCACCACCATGAATAGCTTGAAATTTAACTAGAAACCCTTTAAACTCATAAGTGTTATCAACAGTATCAATAATATCTTTAATGATATATTCTTCACTATTGTTAATAATAATATCATTAAAATTATTAACTATTGTAACATAACTCATTATTAAGTCATTACTAGTAATCAAACTTTTATCAGCATCTTTAATAATAGAATGTCTAACATAATTATTCCATGTAGCAACACGATTATTAGTATAAGCTATAATACGATACATATCTATATCTTTAGTATAAGCTTCATCATTAAAACAAGTATCAATTATTTCAGAAAATTCAGTTTGACCACAAACATAATATCCTTCAATTTTTTCATTATATTCTTGTTTATTTTTAGATATATAATCAAGAAACTTCCAAGTATTCTTATTTTCTATATCTTCTCGAAGAAGTTTAAGAAGTTTACCAATAGGATTATTATTTCCTTGTCTAACAATTTCTTTAAGATAATAAGTATTGCTAGATATAAGAAATGCTTGACTTGTCTTTTCATTAACAGGCGGAAGCTGACTTGAATCACCAAGCATAATAATTTTAATTTGAAGCTTTTTACATCTATTACTAATATACTTAACAAGTTTAGCATTTAACATAGAAGCCTCATCAATTATTAATACTTTAAGACCATCAAGTTTATCTTTACCTTTAGGATTAAAAGCAGGATTTTCTGGGTCAAAGTTTTCAATATCAACATCAAGCCTAAAACCAAATACAGATTGTATTGTATTAACTTCTTTATTGCCAATAGAACTACTAAGAACTCTACAAGCTTTATGAGTAGGAGCAGCACAGCCTATAACGCTATTAGACCATTTACAATTATCAATAACATATTTAATAACAAAAGTTTTACCAGTACCGCCAGCGCCACAAAGAGCATTAATAAACTTTTTATCATCCCAAGGCTGTGCAAGAAACTCAATAAGTTTATACACAGCAATTTCTTGGTCTTTAGTAAAAGTAATATTATTGTCTTTCTTAGGAGTATTAGCTATTTCTAGTTTACTAATCATTCCAATTCATTATTTACATCAATAAGATTATTTTTAACTTTATCTTCATATTCTTTCCATTCTTGAAAAGCTAAAATAGTAGATTCACTATCACCACGATTATAACACGTAGTAATATGAAACAGTTCCTTAGCAAAAGGCATTTTAACAATTTTACCTTTAGCTATAAGTCCAGCAGCAAAAGGGATATAAAATCTAGTATCAACAGTTTTTCTATTTTCACTATCTCTTATAATTTTTATTCTATGATTATATTTATCTAGTCTTCTAGCATAAATAACTTTCTTTCCTTTAGTTCTGTAACTTTCACCAGTTATGCTATATAGTTTACCATTATATTCTACTTTATAAGTACCATCAATATATCTAATAATACCTTCACATTTAGCAACTATAATAACATATTTATTGACTATTCCTTTCTCTTTGGATTTACCTACAACTCCAAATGAGAATTTAAAACTAACCATAGCATACTATTTTCTTTTAATAGCACGCATACGTTTACTTACAGCACGAGAAATACCTTCGATAGTATTTTCGTCTTTATTTTTATTATAAATAGCTACTTTTCTAGCAGCCTTTTTAGCAGCTTTCTTAGCAGCTATTTCTTCATCACGTTCTTTTTGCTGTTGAATAATATCAATAACAATAAGATGATATCCACAATAATGAGTTAGAAAATCAATCTTACCGTTAGTACCATTACCAAGAATACCATTTTTAGCAACCTTGATAACTTTATCAACAGTATTAATACCAACAATAGAACCAACTTTACTTAGTTGACGAACAACAGAAACTTCATCATACTTTTTCATAAGTACTTTACATTTTTAAAGATTAATAAAACAATTATATTTAATAGTTAAAACTATAATAAATTCAATAATAGTTAGATTAGTAGAGCCACTACGCTACGCTCCGTGGCGACCCCCCGTAGAGGATGGAAGCAAGCTAGTCATTAAACTTTCTTTCTAATAATATCATTAAAATCACTAGTAAGTTTACCAATCCTATCTTCAATTCTATCTAGTCTATTTCTATCTCTATCTCTTTTAACTTCCCATTGTTTATTAATATCGCAAATATCAATTTGAATCTTTCTAATCCAATTTTGAGTATTATTAATATCTCTAATAAGTCTATCTAGTTTTTTACTAACAATGGTAATTCTTATAAAAAGATATACAGATAAACCAAATATCATACCAAGTATAAAATGAGAAACATTTTCAATCATAGAAATAATGATAAAGTTTACGAATAAGTTCAAATCTAGTATTAGTAATATTATAAATTTTAAATGCTTTAGCAACAAAATCAAAATCACCATATTTAAATAAAGCATCTATATAATCTTTAATATCACTAAGCCAAATAATAGCACTAACAGAATATTTCTCACTATCTTCATTAGTAATATACTGTCCAATACCTTTAGCAATTGTATTAGCAGTTACATCATTAATCATAAATTTATCTGTAAACCAATTATCTTTTATATATTGTTTATCAGTATATTTATTACGAAAAGCAGCAGATAGTTTATTACATAAATCAATATAAGACTTAGCAGCAGCTTTATTATTATGATTAACAAATTGAACATCTTTAACCTTAAGAGTTAAATCCATACCGCATTTAATAACACGAAGTTTAATTTGTTTTTTAGCTTCATCAATATATAAAACTATACCAAGTTCATCTTTCCAATATCCACTAGATAATATAACTATATCATAAAGTTTAACTTTAAGTCCAGTTATAATAGTTCCATCAGCTTGTTTATAAGAAATATAATTCATAGTAAAACTGTATTAAAATTTTAATTTAACATTTATTAGCTAGTTCTTTTGTCCTATATTGAACGCAATATGATTCTTGATGAATTAATCATATTATATATCAAAATTTAATAGAGGACAAAAGAACTATATCTACGAAGGTATAACAGGCAATAATACCTAATTGTCTTGCTCCGAATCATTACTTTGTGAAATATTTTTATCACCACGTTTAAGACGTTCTTTAAGTATATGTTCAGCAACAGAACCAAGTTTATATTCACTAACATTATAACTAACACCTTTAGCATGAGTTACAGTATATACAATAGGATAATTAATATATTTATTCTTACCTACTGTACGTTCAACTTTAGTAACTGAAACATTAGTTATAATACCAATACAAACATCAAGTTTAGTTTGATTATGATATTGATATGTATATTCCATATACACAACTTGACCTTTTTCAAACTTAGCTTGTTCTTCAATGTATCTATCTAATAGACCATTAAAAATAATTTCATCAAAATTATCCATTTTAATTATATGTTTAAAGTTAATAATATACATACTAAAAAGCCTAGCAATATCTTCACAGACAAAGCTAGGCACAAATAACATATGACTTTACACAATCGCTATTACTAATTTCACAATTAATAATAACTAAAATATTAACACCAAATACTTAACCAAAAAGTATTATATGACTAAAACATAACACACTTGGACTATAATAATTATCAATAGCACTATCTTCACAGACCATGCTATTAGCACAATTTTAACCAGATTAAAACGGATAAATATTATAGTTTCGGAGTTCAATTCCTCCATCATCAGCAAGTGAAATAATACTACTATCTTCACAGACCATAGTATCTAAAATGGGATTATTAATTATTTTGTAGCAATTCGTTCTTTTTCTCTACGTTTAAGTTCTTCTATAAGTTCATTTTCAGTAAAGTGTTTAAGTTTATTTTCATTATCTGTAGTAGGAATAAGCATCTTACTTATTTCAATTGATTCTTCTTCAGAAGTTTTAATAAGATGTTCAGCAATATTATGATTAATAAGAGATTGCGTATCAACAATATCAACAATAATATTTTTAAAACTTTGAGGAAGAACAGCAATAACATTTTTAAGTTCATCCTTAGATTTAATTACGCTATCCCAACGTCTTACTAACCAATCTATTTGAAAATTATCAAGAGCATATTCAACAACACTTTCTCTAGTATTACCAAAAGATTCAACATGATGTTTTTCTCTATAAACAAAACTAAATAAATTAATAGCTAGAGCATATTCTTTACTAGATAAACCTTTACCTTTAATAGCTTCACTAAAATCAGCTAATTCTTTACAATATTCACAACTCTTTGATAAATCAGCTTCGTTACGTAATTCAGATATAATACAACTTGCAAAAATTTCATTATAATTCATAATACAAACATTTAATTAATCGTAATAACCAAAAATATCATTTTCAGGATCAACAGCAGGAGTATCATCAACTGTTGGTTCCCAAGCAATGTCATCATAATCTTGACTTAGACATTCTGCATGAATTTCAACACCTTCAACATTATTATTGAAACTTGTATCATCTTCAACAAAATAAATATCAGTTCTTTCCATAATAATATATTTAAAATAAACTCCGAGTAGAGGATGATTATCATCAACGTGTTAACTATAACAAACCCAATAAACAAAAATGGATAAAAATGGCAAGAATATGAGAATTAGCTTTAACAAGCTCAACAGCACTATCCATCCTCTACGGGGAGTCTATACTACAAACTTAGCTAGCTTCAGAATCTTTATTCTTTTTATAAAGTTCAGTTTCAGTATCAATCATAATACCAATAACTCGTTGACTATCACTAGCAACATCAGCATGAGCTTTAACAAGAGCATCAATAAATAAATCTTCTGTATATCTATATTCTCTACGAAGACCACCATCAGCAGTAACTCTAAACTTATTCCATAGAAAATCAACATAAGCACCTTTAGAGTTATTAATTCTACCATCATCTTCTAAAGTATGAAGAATATTAAGAGAAGTATGACGTCTAAAAGCAGCATTAAACTTAACAATACAAACTACATCAAGAATATGCTGAGGAACATTAATTCCAACAGGAACACCACGTTTATCAGTCTTAGCATCTTTAAAATCATTATCTTCTTGACTGACAGTAACAGTTTGTTCACCATCCTTTCTAACTTTAACTTTCTTCTTTTTCTTAGGTTTATCAGACTTAGATTGAATAGTTTCAGTACTAATAACAGCATTTTCTTGTTTATCTTCTTCTGGAACAACAAGTCTGCCTTCTTTTTTAGCTTCTTCTAAACTTTCAGCCATAGTCTTTTTTCTAGGCTTTTGTGGAATACCAGTAGTAACATTATCAAAATTTACCATAACACTTATAAGTTTAAGATTAATATTATTATCAGTAGCAATATTATTCTACTGACTAATGCAACAAATATAATGATTAAATTTAATACCCCAAATATATTATAATTTATTTATATTATAATTCTAATTAATACTGAATCGCTGCATTAAAATAACTAAAATAGTTATAGCAATAGGAATTAACTTACCATGAGTATAATAAATATCAATAGTATCAAGAGTATCATTAGTATAAAGAGAATCAGTAATATCAAGAATATTAAGAATATCATTAGTAATATCACCAGCAATATTAGCATGACTAGTATTAATAGTCATTATAATACTGATAATATTAATAGTGCTATTATTAGCTAGAACTAATGCTATTGGTCATTATGACTAGAAGTCTTATTAGACTTGATAATACTGTTAGAGCTAGTCTTAATAACGATTGTATGACTAATCGTCATGACGAACGTCAATGAGATGATAATGATGATGCTATGACTGAAATTGATAGTGATATAACTAGAGGTTATAATGCTGGAACTAGAGATTATGATAGTATAACAAGAAGTTATAGAAGAGAAAGAGAGAGAGTTGGAACTGATACTAACAACGATGATATAACTAGAGGTTATAACTAATGGTTATGAAGATATAACTAAAGGTTAT